ATATTAACAGAAAGCTTTTCCACGCGGGCCATTATGAGATTATAGCGGCTCGCTTTCGTGAGGCTTTCGAGCCTTTCGTGATGGGTAACAATGTCAATGGTGAGAACAGTCGTGAACTTACGGCTCTTGCCAATCTGGCGTTGAGTCTTACCCGTAGGTTCGAGCTGGACAACTCTGACTTCGACCCTGTGCGGTTTTTGTCAAGGTGTTCGCCTGATCCTACCACGTTCCAGATCGTTTACGAGCCAAAAGATGGGGGTGAGTAAATGTCTGTAGCTCATTCCGATTGGCTCAATCCGCTGGAAAAGATGACTGTTCGTACAGCGGTGTCCAAACGGGAGAAGGAAGTGACACTTCGCAACGGAACCAAGATCATGTTCGACTATGATCGCAGGCCAGGAATGATCTGGTTCAAAGTCGAGGGTCATGTGGCTCCGTGTGGCTGGTGGTCACTGTGACCAAGACGAAGTATGATCCGTTTTGGTCAAAGCTCATCGAAGCTCACGATACGATCGTCATGCATCCTGAGACTGAGGTGAGCATCGAGGTTGGGGATAAGCGGGCAACGTTGTTTGCCAAGCGTAACCCAGAAACACGTGAACTTGACGTAGTGATAGAAGTTCAGCTACTCAAGGTCACACACGCGCCGATTGAAAATCAAGGTGGTGATAGCTAGATGGCAAAGCACGGACTGAGAACCTCATTCGAGATGCAAACTCGCGATCGGTACACGAAAGTGAACTGTGAGCTTGGTTTGAATGTCGATGGTCGTGAGTTGCCCAACATGGAAGTGTTGGGTGGCGCACTCGAAGAGGCATCCAAGCTCATTCAGGAGCGTGTTACCGAGTCTTACAAGGTAGTGCCTCCGCGTGATGCGTTCACTGATACCACGCAACCTGAGCCTGTTCCACAAGTTCCGGCTGCTCCGGTAGCGAGTCCGGCCCCTGTTGCACAACCCGCACAGGTGCCTCAGCCTGCTCCGGTGGTTCCAGTGACTCCAACGCCTGAGCCTACACCTGCTCCGGTGTTTCGTGATCCGAGGGTGAACGCTCAGTAAACCTCAACCGTAACGAGGGGGGGTTAAGTGAGTAGTGATTTACCCCGTGGCTTGTCGAATCAGAAGATCGCGGAGTTGATGACTAAGAAGTCAACACGTGCTCCACGATCTTCTAATACCACGACAGGCATAGGTAACAAGAAAGTGAATCTCGAAGTGAGAGATTTCACAACGTGGTTCGCGTTACCTCATCACATCTTAGGACGTGATGGGATGGAACTGGCAACGTGCGAGAATCCAGACTGTATCGACACACGTGACAAATCGCGTGGTCAAACGTGTGTGGATATTCACGGTACGTGGATTTGCCGGATCTGTTTCTTGGGCGGGTACCTTGTTAAAAACCCCGCACAGGGTGGGCTGACGCCACAAGCAAGATGAACGGCGATAAGCGCAAAGCCTTGAAACGTCACACTTTTGAGTTCTACTCAGAACTCGAAAAGCGGTCGGAAGTGAATGAGTATGGAATACGTGTGTTCGTAGGTGAGTACACGAAGGTACTGACAGAGATGAAGGTATCGACAACTCACTGGTCTGCGATACGCGAGATACTCATCACTTCCGGCTGCATCAGCATCGTACAGCGAGGTACGGCACACCAGCCGTCCATCGTTGTATTGATAACCGAGCCTACCGACGAAAATTATTCGGCGGGAAGCTTGACAAGCGCGCCGCACCCTGCTATCCTAGTCGCATCGCTGGAGAAACGGGTAGCTGCCTTGGAAGCGTGGTTTATCACACTTGGCGGGGATAAAGTGAACTTCGCTGAAATCGTGAGAAACCACGAACGACGGATAACCAAGGTTGAAGTGGGTATGGAGAGAGCCAGCGAACCAAACCAAACAACACCGAAAGGAAATAACCAATGAGTGCTACGGGACTTCCCGCAGCCCTGACTAACGACAAGATTCGCAATCTCTACGCGAATCGTCGCAAGAAGGGTCTGTATCTCGATCTGCTTCACAACTTCCTCGCGATGAACATCGCGGGTGTCGGTGCTCGTGAGACTTGGCCGACTGAGTTCCCGGTGGTCACCATCGATGAGGATGGTGAGAAGTCTGGCAAGCAGGTCACTTCCATCAAGCAGGGATTCGATAACGCGAAGGAGAAGAAGGACGCTCCTGAGGGTGCTGACAAGGTGGACGTGATCGTCGATGGTGATGAGGTCTACCTCATCAACCGCGGAATCTACAACCCGGATGAGGTCGAGGCCGAGGTCGAGGTTCCCGATGTCGAGGCTGCCACGGTCTAGTAACAAATCAAGCCTAGCCTTCATGGCTAGGCTTGATAGACTAGCTCTCAAGCGAATGCGGTCGCAGGGAGCTAGTCTATCAAGTCTAGTGGAGGTAATCACATGACACTCGAAGAGTTCATCAATCGTGAAATCAACGTGTGGTCGGAAGATTACATCTTCGATCTGCTCGATCGGGGTTACGAGCCTGTCGAGCTTATCTCGGACACGGGACAAACCAAGTGGTCATGGGTAAAGCCGGTTACGGTGGAAATCCCAGTAAACTAGGTTTGACAAAGGCTGGGATTTGTGCTACCGTTAGGGAGGCGGCGGGTAACCGTTTCTCCCGTTTCGGTTACCACGCCTGTTGCGGCAAACGGGGTTGAGCAGCTTGTCGAGTGCTCCCCCGTTTGCCAGCTTTCCTGAGATTGAAGTATGCCCCTCGTGTGGCGAATTTGTCGATAGTCTCGAAGATGTTACTGGTTGGTGTAGGTCGTGTTCAGGTACAGTAATCCACGAACACACTAGTAACAAGTTTGAGATGGCATTAGCGGCAAATGCAGACGCGATTGAATACTACACCAGGATAACAACAGTCAGTGGTGGTAGTATAACAGTACGTCAAGCGTTGAAACTAGCGCGACAAGACAGAGCAATCTGTGTAGTGTGTGGTAAACCTATGCCACGTGCCCCACGGAATGCTGTGTTCTGTCGCAGGTTTCAATTGTGTCGTCGTTATTCAAGACGATACGTTTACCTGTATACAGAGCGAAAACCACCGATGACCAAAGCTGTAGCATTAGCCACAGTCCTCGGTGAGTTATAAACACGGGAGAAAACATGAGCGAAATGCTGACCCGGAGGCCGCTTCTTAAGAAGAAGCCAACCGGGAAATTCAAGATGCGTGACTTCCAAGAGGAAGATATCGCATACATGGATGACATCAGCCGCGGCTCTTGTAACTGGTCTGAGATGGGAAGCTTCAAAACAACCACCGCTGAGTGGTTGATTGAGCTTAAGACTAAGGACATTCCTAATCCGCGTGTCCTTGTCATCACCACAAAGACTGGTAAGGGGCCGTATCTGGAGTCTCTGTGGGAAGTTCTCCCGGAGTGGGATATCTATACGGTTGGGACTAAGAAGTTCCAATTCGTTGTAGGTGCTCGTCCTGCTCCGTGGGACGTGTCTCTTCCTAGTCCTCTGAAAATGCGTCCGACGATCGTGCTAGCGCACTATCACTGTTTCACCAATCGGGCGTGTGTTCCACAAGAGGTCAAAGAGAAGATCAACGTTGCTGGTAGGGAAATCACTAGGCCAGTCATCGATCCTGAGACTGGTTTGGTGAAGATGATCGTCCCTCGATGCAATGAGTTGTTCACCAAGCATTGGGATATGATCGTGGTCGATGAGGCCCATCGTATCAAGAATCACGATGCTCAGTGGACACGCAACATCAAGAAGCTCAAGGCTCCGTATCGTCACATCATGACTGGTACGGGATTTGTCAACAATCCAGCAGAGATTTGGAGTCTGCTTGATTTCGTGTGGCCCGGTGCCAACAGTCCACATCACGCGGTTGTCGGTACTAAGGGTTATTGGGGATTCCGCGAATACTTCTGTGAAGAGGATAACTTCGCAGGATACAGAAAGATCGTGGGAATCAAGCCCAAGAAGGAAGCGGAGTTCAAGGAGCTGGTTCGTAGCGTTGGCGTGAGACGCACGATGTTGGAGTGTTTCCCCGACATCAAGGAACCGATGGAAACTGTGGTTCCTGTGGAGTTGTCGCCTACACAGAGGCGCATGTACGAGCAGATTAAGCAGATGCTTATGACGATGGATGCGAATGGTACTCCGCTTCACAGTCCGTCGGTTCTGGCTATGCTTAGTAGGCTGCGTCAGATTGCTATCGCAACTCCCGAGGTTGTCAGTGAGAGATACGACGAGATACTGGAAAAGCGTGTCGTCGAAGTCAAGCTCACTGAGCCTAGCTCCAAGTTGGATGCCTGCATGGAAGTGATTGAAGGACTGGAATGGGACTCTGATCGTAAAGATCAGGTTGTCGTGTTCTCCAACTTCAAGCAGCCACTCGAATTGCTCAAGAAGAGGTTCGACAAGGCTGGTATCACTTACTTGCACATGGTAGCCAGCATGAACGAGAAGCAGCGGTATGAGTTGTGGCACGAAACTTGGCCGAAGGGTGAACATCAGGTATTTCTTAGCACGCTGGATCTTGGTGCTGAGTCAATCAATCTCACCGCAGCTCACAGGGCAATCTTCCTCGATCAACACTGGAGTCCTGCAAAGAACGCACAGGCAATCGGTCGTGTGTATCGTCCTGGTCAGACTGGTGCGGTTCAGTTGATCTACATCAGAGCGACTGGTACGGTGGACTACAGGGTTCTCGATGCTGTCAACGAGAAGAGGGGTTGGTTTAGGCAGATTTTCGGAGCAGATGAGGACGATGAGTAGTCAGGAGAGAATCCAATTCGCGAAGGATCACGCGCCCAGCTATTTCAATCTGCTGGACGATGGTGCTCCTTTCACCTGTCGTGAGTGTGGTGAGCAATCTCGCAAAGGGATGATAGTCACTTACACTCCCGATGGTAAGCCGCCTGTCACGCTTCACTATGACTGTGCGGATGAGGACTGGATCAAAAAAGCTACTTGCTACGGAGCCATCTAGCGTTGGCCCACTACTTCGACAGGGATGGGTGGCCCATTCATATGCTTGAATGGGCTGCCCTGCACGTAAACGATGAATACATCATCGTCAAGCAAGAAGATGTCGGTAGTTTCTGGGTTTCGACCGTCTGGATAGGATTGGATATGAGTGGTTCTTATAGGGAGCCACTCATCTTCGAGACGATGGTGTTCCAGGATGACATGCAAGCGGTTCTACAACAGCGTTACGCCACGGAAGAAGAGGCTAAGAAAGGTCACGATCAAATCGTGAATGACCTCAAGAAGTCTCTGGAAGAGATCGAAACTCTTACAAACGGGAGCGCAAGTGACACTTCTACTCCAAGTCAAGGGACTGATAGAGAGTCAGATTGAGTTTGAGTGGGATATGGGAACGGAGTTTGCATCCCAGCTACTCAACGACATCAATCTCGCAGCCTCACGTCAAGCACCGTTTCGTATCGATACCGAGGATTACAAGATTTACTGGGCCGGTACGATCCTTCGTGTAGACATTCCGAAGGCATCGGTGAGCTAGATGAATGGCAAGAGCAAGACTGTTCATCAGCTAAGACTGGATGCACAGACGCAAGCACGTAAAGAGCGTGCAGCGTGGGCGCGTAGCGTTGATCGTGTGTCATTTGACGAATGGGTCAGACACACAGTTTCGCTTTACGTGTGGCGCCAGTTCTAATCAGGTTGCGTGGAAACGGGTTAAATCCTGGAAGCGGGGCTTAGCCCGTTTACGCATTTCTCATGGAAGAAAATTTTCAGATTTGCTTGCAATTGTTAGCGATTTGTGCTAGACTCTGCCCTTCGCGCCGATCGTAACGACTCGGCTAACGCGCAAACCGCGCCAAACCACGAAACGGGAGAGACGTGGATATGGCAGAAATTCGCCTTACCGATGGGCAGGTGGCTCTCGTTGACGACGAGGATTTCGAGCGTGTATCGCAATTCACATGGCAACCTATAAAGATAAACGGGAATACGCACGCAGGGACTTACGACATACCAACGCCGGACGGACGACCTGTGTTAATGGAAAACCTCGTTATGCATCTAGCAGAAATCGATAAAGCTAGTAGAGAAAACTGATGTTACTACCAAAAGAACTCAGAGAAATTTCAGGTTTCCCTGGTTATTTTGTTTCTTCTGGTGGTAGAGTCTTTTCGACTTTCTACAATAGAGGCACAGATTTCAGAGAACTCAAACTTAAACGCGGTTGGCACGGTTATATGGAAGTAACTTTGTATTCTTCTGGGGATTCTCCTAAAACCATGTTAGTCCACAGAATTGTAGCCCTAGCTTGGCTACCTGCCCCAGAAAATTCTTCATTTATACAGGTTCGACATTTAGATGATGATCCAACCAATAACGAGGTTAGTAATCTTGCTTGGGGTACTGCTGCAACAAACAATCGAGAACGTTCTACTACTCTTCTAACAGAACAAAAAGTGAGAGAAATAAAAGAACTTCTCAAAATACATAGAAGATCGCGCGGAGAAACTGGACATGCAGACGGTAAATTAACTTACGCAGAAATAGGAAAAATGTATGGTGTATCGAAACTTACAATTTCTTCTATAGCAAATGGGAAGAGTTGGAGAGATGTTGACTGAGATCGCTCAAACAGCGTCAGGTCTGTATAAGCCCCCAGAGATACCTAATAAATTTGACATCATTCCAATCCATAATTCTGACCGTGCATCGTTTAAACACTGTCGCAGATACTTTGATTGGTCTAGTCCGACTCGTCATAATCTTAGCCTACGTGCAGATACACTTGGAATCAATACGGATCTTTTCTTCGGAACCGGGATACACTACGCACTCGAACAATACTACCACCCAGGACTTAGACGTGATCCGGTAGAGTCATGGAGAACTTGGTTTGATGTTCAGTGGAGAGGCGGTACAGTAACAGAAGATTGGCTGGATAAGGTGTATGATCTGGCTCCCAAAGCGGTCGGGGGCGTCGATAATGGGAAGCCAGATCATAGACTTTATCTAGTAAGAGGCTTGCAGGACATTCTTCCTGATGCCGATAGTGAACTGTATGATGAATTGTTCACACTCGGCGTTGAAATGATGACTGCGTATAAGCCTTATGCTGCTAGGAAAGATGAGTTTGAAGTCCTAGTAGTTGAGCATGATTTCTCAATCCCCGTATGGGATTTTGAGAATGAGTGCATCCTCACCGCTGTAGATTTGCGTGAGCAATCACCTAACTACGGTAAGCGGTTAGAGGTACATTCTCGTGGTCGTATGGATGCCATTTGGCAGAAGCCTAGTGGTAAGTACGGCATCATCGACCACAAGACATCAAGCCGGATAGACGATGACTACTTTGATAAGTTGGAGACTGATGAGCAGGTCACGTCATACGCTCATGCAGCCGAAATTGAAGCCAAGTATTACGGACTTCCGTATGCTGGTTTCCAAGTCGAGGAAGTGGTGTATAATGTACTCCGCAAGACATTCCCGCGTCCTCCTACGATGGTTCGTTCTGGCCTATTCTCCGTCGATAGACAAAACGAATCAACCACATACGAAATGCTTATGGAGTTCATCCAGCAGAACAACATCGACATCGAATCGCTCGACGAGAAGCATCAGGCGTACATCGCATACGTGCGGGATTCGGGCGTAGAACAGTGGTTCATTCGTAAGCTGGTAAGACGGAATCGTAGTCAGCTACAACAAGCCGGATATAGGCTGTACCTTGAAAGCCTAGACATGCTTGACCCGGATCTGCGTATCTATCCCAACTTGTCAAACAACTACAGGTGTATGCGTTGCCAGTTCCGCGCGCCATGTCTGATGATCGAATCAGGAAATGATTGGCAGAGCGTACTGGAAAGCAACTACACGCACAGTCGGGATCGCTAATTCGATTGAAAGCGATTAGTCTCCAAGGTTCCCATTAAGCATCTGGAGCCAAGGTGCGCACGCAGGGAATACAGGGACTAATCGCTGTCAATCGAAGGAAAGGAGTGTCATGGAAACAACGGAAACTCCGCAGCCGAGTGGTGATCCCACTGGCGAGCCTGGCATCGAAGGCCCGCCTGGTATCGAGAATCCGGTTGACCCGGATACCACAGAGGAAGAGAACGGCAACGACAACGATGAGGCCAACGAAGGTAACGGAGCCGACGAGTAACAATCATGCCACTTGATCCAACCGAAATAGCTAAACTCTACGCCAAGAAAGAAAAGCCTAAAGCGGTAGCTAGAGTCGCAGCTAAAGCCACAAGCACGCATTTTGAAACACTCCCTATGCCTGGCTTCGTGCGTTCGCTTGATCCAACGAAGAAAACGACACGTTGCTGTAGTAGGGGCTGCATGACAAGCGCACACTGGACTGTAAGAGGAATCCCGTACTGCGAGATTCACACAGTTCGGACGCTAGGGTACATGCTGGCTGAGTTAGCTGGTGAGGAAGTCCAGAGTAACGCACCTGGATATCCTAGTCCAATCGATGTCATGGAGTTGCTGGACATTCTGTTTGATGTCTTGCAAGACACGCAAGAAGCTTACGATTACATCGAACGTATCGAGAAAGTGATGACTGAAACTGGTTATCCAAACCTTCGACGACAATACGATGTATTCAACGAGCTAAGGAGACAAAGGGAAAGTGTCGGTAGCAGCAATACAACCTGATCTGAGGGAAATCCTGCAAGTTAGGCCACCCGACGAAATTTTGGACTGGCTTAACATGCTTGTCTACGGTGATCCTGGTGCTGGTAAGACGTGGCTAGCAGGTACAGCAGATGATGACCCACGTACTAGCCCTGTGCTGTACTTGGATTGTGAGGGTGGCGTTACTACGATCAGGCATCGCAGAGAGATTGATGTGGTGCCTGTTCGTTCCATCCCGCAACTCGAAGATATCTACAACAAGCTGTATCACTCGATCGATCAAGAAACCAACAGCATCCAGTATCGTACTGTTGTCATCGATCCCGTGACTGAGCTAGCCGATCTGGATATGCGTACCATAATGAAAGCCGCGTATGCATCCAAGCCGGAAACGGTGGATATCGACGTGCCAAGCCCACGTGAATGGGGTAAGAACAGGAATCACATTCGTTTGATCGTTAGAGCGTTTCGTGATCTTCCATGTCACCTCATCATCACAGCACACGCCAACAAGAAGGAAGAAGAGAATCAGCCTACCAAATATTTTCCTGGTTTCGCTGGTAAGTTGGCAACGGAGATTCCCGGTTTCATGGATATTGTGGGATACTTGTATGCAGAATCAAAGACGGGTACCGTGCAGCGTAAGATGCAAGTGCAAGGTACTCGCAGAATCCAAGCGAAAGATCGTACATCTCGCTTGGGTGCTGTTGTCACAGATCCCACGATCCCGATGTTATGGGACATGATATCGGAAGATGATGTGTCTCGCAGTACACTTGATTCAACTGAAGAGACAATCGGGTAACAACGGCTAACAACGGTTAACAACGGCTAACAAGGAGTGATATGGCTGGCCCACTGAACCTCAGTGATGCTGATCTTTCTGGTTTCGAGCCTGTCGATGCCGGACGCTACAACGCGGAAATCGTGGAAATCAACTGGGACACGGTGAAGAACCTGGATGGCAGGGGTAAGATGCCTGCTGGTACTCCCATGTTGAAGATCCGCTTCAAGATCGTCGATGATGGCCCTGCCCACAATCGCAACGTGTGGGTCACGTATGTCAATCCTCCGGCGGATTACGATCCGTCGAAGGCTGCGAAGATGCGTGGCATGATCGCTCGTTTCTTCATCGCTTGTGGTGACACCGAAGAGACGGTACGCAGCGAGTCTTTCGATCCTGACTTCGATGACTACAAGGACAAGGAAGTCGTGGTTGTCGTGGGTAAGGAGCCGAAGCGCGATCGTGAGGGTAACCTCATCGATGGCGAGTTTAACAATCCCGTCAAGGGAGTTAAGCCCGCCGGTTCCATCGCTACTGCTACTGCGACGGGTAGCGATCTGCTCTAGTCAGATGTGATTGACCTCCTTCCGCGGTGGTCAGTCCAAGACGGGTATTAGCAGCTCAAACTTGAGATGGGTTACTAGCAAGTTACTCTCTCCGATCTGCTGATATTAAATAACCAACGGGTGCCCGTCACCCTACCGCATAATGGCTAATCAATCAGAGAGCGAACAGCGGCTCAAATTCTTCGAGTTATTGTTTGGCGTCCAAAAAGGAATCTTCTGCTTAGCCACATCCGATCCAAGATCACCTAAGACAACATTCCAGAATACTTACTTCCGTTGGCCCGAAGAATCACTCAGGATAGAAAACTATATACACAAGGCAGCAAGTAAGTACAACGTCTACTTCTGCGTCAATCTTCTTAAAGCACCGAAGCGTATCAAAGATAACTGTTTGCCTACACGTCTTGTGTGGGCAGATTTGGACGAGGTAGCTCCCGACTCCATCGAGGATATCCCTCCGCCTATCGTGATTCAATCGAGTCCGGGGCGTTGGCAGGGTATCTGGCGTGTATCGGTTGAGCTTCCTCCGTTTCAGGCTGAGGAATACAGTAAGCGTGTAGCCTATCACGTAGGCGCAGACTTGTCTGGATGGGATTTGGGACAACTCCTACGTGTTCCGCTTACTCAAAATTTCAAGTACGATCCACCAGGTTTCATTCAGATAGTACGCGCGCTCGAAATTGAGGCTGTACCACTTGCATTTGAAGCACTCAAACCCCAGAGCGTAGAGCCTGATGTTGGCATCGTACCAAAGATCATAGAAGGTGAAGCTTTAAAGATTCTAACCAGATATGGTCCAAATCTTGAGCCAATGTTTCACGATATTTATCTTCAAGAGCCTCACGAAGATTGGTCAAAATCTTTGTGGAAGCTTATCAATATATGTTTCCGCGCCGGTATGCTAGAAGAAGAAGTTTTTGCTGTTGCATATGAGGCTAAGTGTAATAAGTATGCACGCGACGGTCGTCCCATTAAAGACCTTTGGCGCGAGGTACTTAAAGCAGCAGAAGCATATAGTACAAAAGCGGCATTCGACAAAATATTAAAAATGCCTATATTGGTAAATGCCCCACATTCCAGAACAATCGTAGATGAATACAGAGAATGGGCAAGTGAACTCACTGATGCTCCCGCACAATTCCATGATCTATCTATCACGATCGTCCTAAGCATCATCTTCTCTAACTCAGTAAGATACGATATGTCTGGAAACGAGACAGTCCCACTTCTTTGGGGTCTCATTTTGGGCGAATCCACTCTCACAAGAAAAACAACATCTATGAAGATGGCTCTCGGCTATCCGTATAGTTTTGATACCGAACTAATAACTGGTACAGATGCTACACCAGAAGGACTGCTTAGTCTACTGCAAGCACGCCCAGATAAAGTCAGCGTTTTCTTTAGAGATGAGGTTTCAGGACTTTTTGCGACAATGCAAAGAAAAGATTACATGGCTGGATTTATGGAAATTCTTGCACAACTTTATGATACTCCGGGTAATTATAACAGAGCGCTTCGCAAAGAGAAAATTAGTCTCAATAATCCTCTGCTTATTTTCTTTGGTGGTGGCGTAGCAGAGCGTGTCTTTGAGACAATTGACGAATCATTTATTGAACAAGGATTTCTGCCCAGATTCATAGTAGCCAGAGGTCGTCCGCCAAATAAAGAAGATCGCAAGCGGCCAGGTTCAGCATCAGAAGAAAGCAAAAAGAAAAAGATGCGGATGATGAATAGACTCGCTGATTTGTACGAGGATTATTCGGGTAGCGTAGAACAAGTAATTGGTGGACAAAAGATGATGTCTCCAAAAAGAATCACGGCCGAAATTCCTCAAGAAGTGTGGGACATGTATTACAAATTTGAGGATATTTTGTTGGACTCCGCCGAAAATAGTTCATTGAGTACATTTGCTCTACCAACTCTCAATCGATTGGCTAACAGTCTTTTGAAGATGGCAGTATGTCTCGCCGCGGAAAGACAGCCAAAGCCATTAGATGGTATCATCATGGTCGAAGAGGGTGATTTAATCAACGCAGCCTGGTATATTCAAGAATGGGGCAAAAATTCAATCGAGCTTATGGTTAATGCCGGTAGGACTCCAGCCGAAAGGAAGTTGGATAAGGTATATCAAGCCATAGTCGATATGCCTAAAGTCTCTCGTAGCACAATCATGAATAGATTTAGACTTAACGCCCGCGAAGCTTCTATCATCTTTGAAACGTTAGAACAACGTGGGCGTATAACAATTACCAGAGATGGGAAAGCAACCTACTATTGGCCCACATAAGCGGGCATGAGGGAGGATAGATGATAGAGGGAATGGTAGTACATAAAGTTACTTCTTATGTGGTTCTCTCCCTTGATACAAAAACTCAACTTGGTTTCGTAACAAGAAATTTCGTTAGAGATGGAATAATGCAACGCGAGACTGATTCGATTATCAAGGACATTCACGACAAGAGTGGAACATGGACAGCCATTCTCTTCGACGGTAGAGTATTGGGTACGGATTACGAAACTGCCAACGATGCTATTGCAGATGTATCAGATTGTTTACTTGGGATACCTGAATGATTATCGGGCTGACAGGTTTGAAAGGTTCGGGCAAGGATACGGTTGGTGCGTATCTGGTGAAGGAGTTTGGCTTTGAACGAAAAGCATTTGCTGATCCTCTTAAGCGTTCTGTTGCTGCTCTCTTTGATATTCCTTTCTCGGAGATAGACAAGCTCAAAGATATGCTTGATAATTGGATATTTCTCGACATGGATGGTGTTCTTGAGCCTGTCTCGAAAATGAATTTCCGCACGTTTCTCCAGCGATACGGGACAGAAGCACATCGCGACATATTCGGTAAAAACTTTTGGGTAGACCTCACACTCCCTGTGCAGGGTTTTTATCCGGGGCGCGCGATTGTCGTAACTGATGTGAGATTCAGAAACGAAGCTGAACGTGTTAAATATCTTGACGGTATCATAATCCGCATTAAGCGCGGCTCCCTTGAACAACACCCGCACGGGGTCGAGGGTGAGCCCGATGTCCATGAATCCGAGATTATGGACTATCCCGACTTGGTTGACTTCACGCTTTACAACGATGGAACGATCGAAGAGTTGTTTGAAACAGTAAATCAATTGCTAAGTAACATCGATGCCAAAGCGTAATGGCTCGTCGATCGTATCTGTCCGAGAAGGATTTTCGTGTTTTGTATGGCCTGTATCTAAATGGATACAACCTCTATCTGCTTGCGGATGAAAGCTGGGAGAAGTACGGTTACGCATCCTCAGAATCTTTCCGTCTGTCATTTCGAGGTAGATGCGTCAGAATGAATCTGCCACTACGTGATTGTTCCGCAAGTAGAAAGAGTAAAGAAGCGAGAGCCAAAGAATTTTCTGTGCTTCGCGCGCGCAGACTGACACCACAGGAGCGCGAAGAATTGAAAGCCAAGATTTCCGAAGCACAAAAAGAACGATATAAACGTGCATTGAGATTGGAGAGATCACTTTGACGTGTGAACTTCATCCAAACTGTAAAGAGCCTGTTGTCGCTAAAGTAGGCGTACCGAGCCGTCGTGCAATTTGGGTTTGTCAACGCGGATTTGACGAGTTTGAAATTGCCAAAGGATTACGAAAGCCATAAATATATCACCAAGTTTGCTTACGGTAGATGGTGGTTCTACACTGGAACTAGGAAGAAGTGGAAGAGCCGGCATTTCCGTATCTTACGTTGGTGGGTTGTAGTCGTATCTTACAGGAGAATCAAAGATGTCTGAGCGCAAGCATCCACTAGCTATATGTGAAAAGTGTCCATTCAAGAACAGATCGGTTGCATATACAACCGGGCCAGAAGATGCCAAGATTGCTGTAGTATCGCGTAGTCCTGGTCATTACGAGGCTCTTGCGGGTAAGTCGTTCTCTGGCCCATCTGGACGTGTGTTGGATCATTTGTTGCAAATCCACGGTTACCAACGTGGTGATATTTTGACAACTAATGTGGTTCTCTGCCAGTCCGATGGAACGGAGCAGGGCTGGGGGGTCGCTGCTGCCTGCTGCGAGCCACGCCTAGCGTCAGAGATAGAGACGGCCGATACAGTGATTGCCTGCGGTAAGGAGGCCGTGTACGCCGTTCTAGGCGAGTCCAACATATCGCAGAACCGAGGATACCCACACGTCAGGGAAATCCACGCCTCAGATCAGACCTCATTAAAACAGCGAGTTATCGTTACCACGAATCCTGCCGTGGTTTTGCGCGATGATGCTAACTATCCTGAGATGGTTAGAGACTTTCGTCTCGCGCTCGATCCACTTCCTGCGCCTAAACTGCCAACTGTGCGAATCATCGACAACATTCGTGAGGCCAGAGACGCCATTGTAGATATGCTTGAGTTAATAACCACTGGCACTAAAGAGATCGTGGCGTCAGACCTTGAGACTCGATGGCAGACTGGCGAGACTGAAATCGTCTGTGCGGCATTTGCAACTAGAGCCGAGCGGGCCGTAGTTTTCGGTGAAGGAGTGTGTTCAAATAAACACTTCGTCACTCACGAACTGTCTCAGTTGTGGATGATTCCAGGAGTTAAATATCTGTGGCATAACGGGAAGTACGACATCAAAGTCTTGCGTAGCTCGTATGGAATTCCAGCTACAGTAGGCGAAGATTCAATGTTGCTCTCGTGGGCATTGGATGAAAGACCAGGTGATCCTGAAAGTGGAGCAGGTGGACATTCACTCGAATGGCTACTCAAGGACGAGCTTGGCTGGCCCAAGTACGAGCCAACCTCAGTCCGCAACTTTAAAAGAACTGGTAACTTGGAGAAGCCGAGGGAGCTTTATGAGTATAACGGCTTTGATACTGCTGGCTCTCTGGCCCTTTTTGAAGTTCTCAAGCATAGGGCAATCAATGACAATGTTTGGGAGAAACCTTATAAGGGCATCATCTCGCGTCTTTCGATGGCGCTCGCGCGTATTGAGCTAGTCGGCAATCTATACGACGCAGAGAAAGCCTGCGACATTCTCGAATACGAGGTATGGCCCAAGCTAGACGATCAACGCCAAAGGTTGAGGCGCATATCAAGCAGGCCCACACTCAATCCGAATTCACCAAAACAGCTAGAGAAGCTAATGTATGACGATTGGGGCATCGAACATGATTTGATGCGTCCGAAGATTGAACGGCAAGGCAAACGCAGCACAGACAAGTATGTGCGCGAAGCTATGTTGCTTGGTCTATACAGACTACCTGCTGCTAACGGGAATCGAGACAGCATCGATCAATTCATTCAGACGCTCGATGATTTCAAAGAATTGGACACACAGCGCAGTAGATACCTTGAAGGTTTGGTGTTGAAGCGTAAGGCAGACGGGAGGATCTACACGGAGTTTAAGATTCACGGTACGGAGTCTGGGAGGTTGTCAAGTGCCAATCCAAACCTTCAGAATATCACTCGGACAAAGGAGGGTCTACCTAACATTAGAAGCTGCTTTATCCCAGACCCCGGATGTGTTTTCGTTTCAGCTGATCTTTCCCAGGCCGAACTCAGGACGATTGCTGTTCTTAGCGGAGACATCAATCTTAGGAGTATCTACCTTGATACAAATAGATCGCTCCACAAGGAAGTAGCCGCCGAGTTCTATGGGGAAAACTACACGTATGAACAATACGTGAGAGCGAAGAACATCAACTTCGGTGTGGCTTATTGGCAAAGCGCATTCAGCTTCGCTCAGTTGTACCACATGCCACGCGAAGAAGCGCAGAAGTTCATTGACTTTTGGTGGGATCGATTCCCGCAAGTGTGGGCATGGACGAAAGAAACCGAGAAAGCTGTGTTGACCACGGGTGAGCTGCAATCTCCGTTTGGTCACAAGCGTCGGTTCTTCGTGATTCCCGCGGACGAGTCATCCCGTCTGCATATCATCAAAGAGGGCATCAACTTCAAGCCTCAGAACATCGCAGCGAACATAACTTTGTGGGCACTTTGCGATTTCGTGGATCATCTAATCAAATACGATATGTGGCATATTGCTCAACCGAGAATCACAGTTCACGACTCAATCCTAGTCAATGTTCGTATGGGACACGAGGAAGAAATCGGTTATCTTCTAAAAGGGTTCCTTGAAGATGCGCCTATGAAGGCTATCGGATGGGACTTTCCTTATTTGGCCGACCTTAGTATTGGGCCTACGTGGGGAGAATTGAGGGAAATAAATTTTGAAACAAATCAAGCTATCTGACGGTAATATCACAATCGTAGATGATGATGTCTACGATTGGGCTAATAAAATCAGATGGAATAATAATGGATTAAATTATGTTGTAACGGGTAGAGGTAACACAAAAAAATATCTTCACAGAATGATTACAGAATGTCCTCCAGAAAAAGTTGTAGATCATATCAACATGAACACATTTGATAATAGACGAGAAAATCTGAGAATAGTAACTCGTTCAATCAATAATAGAAATAATTTAGGAAAAGGATACCATTTTCACAAGCAGACACAAAAATGGTGTGCCCAACTCAAACGTGATGGAAAGAAGATTTACATAGGTCTTTTCGTCACCGAACAAGAAGCAAAAGAAGCAGTCAGGCAGTTCAAGGATAAGGAGCAAGCGATATGACCCCACAGCAACGTCGTACCCGTACTCGTGCTTCGGGAGCACCAGCCGCAGAAACAGCACCTTCCGAATCAATTCAAGTTCCCGAAGATACCACATCTAACGCCATGACTTTGACCAGTTTTCCTGCTGACGTGTTCGATGAAATCAAGCGTCAAGTGGAAAAGTGGAGTGATTCAAATCGTGCATGTGACGATGATCGCTGGCTCGAAATCGCGATTGATGAGTTCAACGATCTTCGCTGGGCTTGCAGGACTCGCGCAGAAGTCGATGGACACACGATCGCCAAAGAGCGTGCCCAACTCATCGCTGTTCTGATTCGATGGCATCTAGCTGGTATTCTTTAATGACATACGACTCAAGACCGGATACACATGCACACATCGAACGTGTGAGAGACTTTCTGGATTTGGTAATCAAGAATCTAGAAAATCGTTCTCGTGCTCACGATGCCAGTAAGCTCGTATCACCAGAGCTGGAGGCGTTTGACATCGCTACTCCGAAACTCGCAGGACTGGAATACGGTAGCGAAGAATATCGTCAAGCACTACGTGAAATCAAGCCTGCCATTCAGCACCACAACGAGCACAACGATCATCACCCAGAACATTATGAGAATGGCATACGAGGCATGAGCTTGATGGCATTGGTAGAGATGCTGTGTGATTGGCGAGCAGCGAGTGAACGCAACAAACAAAGAACAGATGAAGCAGGAAATCCTCTACCGTTTGAGGCCAGTCTAGCTTATAGCCAAACACGATATGGTTACTCAGATGAACTTGCTGAAATCTTGCTGAACACGGTACGCGAGTTGGGTATGTGATGGATGAAGATATTGACAAGCTGATCGCGCTCGTGAAGAAAGAGCGCAAGGCCAACGAGTTCTACGGACTCGCGAACGACCGCATAGACGCGCTTGTTTCCGCGCTCGAAGCGCTTGTTTCCGCGCTGGAACAGGCCCAGGAGAGCAATACCGGGTTGACCGAACGAGCGAGTGAGAACGCTGTGCGCCTCGCTGCTGCGATGCGACAGCGCGAGGCGGCTGAGGCCGACCTGGCACGGGCGCGGGAAGCGCTCGCGGAAATCGCGAACGGGTTCGCCGAGGCTAATGATGAGCGTTCTCGTTCGTCCGAAATGCAGCGGGTCGCTCGCGCTGCTCTCGCGGCCGGGAGCGGCGATGAGTGACACCGACAAGCTGATCGCGCAGGCGCGCGCCTGGCAGCACGACCTGATGCCGCACACGGTAGAGCTTCTAAACGCGCTCGCTGACGAGTTAGAACAATCCCAGGCCGAGACGCTGGACGCGCGAGTGCAGACCGCGTGGAAGGTAGCTGAGGTTCGAGAACAGCTAGAGGCGGCTGAAGTCGAGTTGGCACAGGCGCGAGAAGCACTTAAATGGATTGAAGCAGAACCGGAAAATCAGGTGAAAGTGTTGATGTGGGCACGCGCCGGTCTTGGAATGGTTGATTCGTGAGAATCATCGCGATTGATCCGGGGATAATGACTGGCTACGTCTACGCGGAGCTTAACGAAACGGCTGGAACAGTTGAATACTACCCATTTCAGATGACAGACGAGGTTGACGATCTGTGGCGTAGACTCATTAAGTTTGAGCCTCGTTATATCATCATCGAGGATTTCGAGTTTAGGAGTCGTTCGCGTACCGGCCTTGTTCTTTTCCCTGTTCAGCTAATTGGTGTAACTCGCTTATATGAGCTGGTAGCTGCGCCGAACGGAAAATGCGCTACTTTTATTCAAAAGGCCGCACAGGGGAAGTCGTACTATACAGACAACATGCTCAAGGCATTGGATCTGTATAAGCGTGGTGTCCCGCATGGCATGGATGCCTCACGGCATCTCATGCAATGGCTGACGTTTGGCGCGGGATATCAGTACATCCAGGGAAATCAAAAGTTTGCAACTCTGCTCGATAACTGGGCAGACTAATACAAGGTAGACAGAAAGGAGATGAAGAGAATCTGAGGTAAGCAAGGTCATGTAATCTAACGGGAGGTTAGTCCTTGTTAGCCAAGCTGTCAGTCACCACAACTGTCGTAGTCTTTCTAGCCGTGCTAGGAGGCGCGGCAGGACAAACAGCAACAGCGAAACAGGAGTACCACAACTGGAGCAGGATGGTTTACAGTTGTGAGGCCAGGGGAATATACAATCCGTGGTATGCCAACACTGGCAACGGATTCTACTTTGGCCCACAGTTCACCCGCTCCACATGGCACGTGGAGGGCGGAGGCCCGGTATCAGAAATGGGAGATCGTGGTGGTAGGCCAATGAAATACTACAGCATACCGTACATCATCCAAATCGCAGAGAACACAATACGCGATCAAGGGTACGGTGCTTGGCCTAACTGTCACGGGTACTTGTAGTAGTGTAAAGAGTTAGAGGGATCGCAGCTCACTTGTAGTGGGAGAGAGTCACACACAAGGGCGCGATCCCTCTAACACTTCACTGACCTATTCGTCGTCGGGTGGTTTTGGCACGCCTGACCAGCCGTGAACAGGCCACGCTTGATGGGCCTCGGTGACCTTTTCGCTCGTTTCGGTCTTAGTGGTTTTGGTTTCTGTGGATGGTAGACCACTCGGGTTTTCCTCTTCATCGTCATCATATCTGTCACGCTCCACAAAGAAGCCGTATCGTATTCTCCTAACATTCACGTCGCGGCGGACGAGGCGGTAGGCTAGCACCATCCCAAAGACCACGACGAAAGCGACTACAATGAACGCCTTGAAATCCCAAACAAACGCCGCACAAAACATGACCCCCCATTCATTTGTCTTTACCGTTTGGTGGAAGCGAAACGATGATGATTGCCACAGCACCTACGATGCCTATCACAGCTAACAGGTCGCTCGGTGTATCACGGTTCAGAACGAGCACGATGATCGCGAGCGTGAGTACAACAACCCCGCACAGGATCAGATAGACTGTTCGTTTAACCGGATTCATCAGGCTACTCGAACAAACACCGTTCCTTGTGAGTTCTTGTTTCTAGTACGACGCATCACTTCACCACCGTTTGAGTTATTGCTGGTTGATGTGTTGCCTTCAATCGCTGTGAAATTCCCGTTGTTGTCTGGCGGATTTTCCACGATTCCTATGTGATCGTATTCACCATCCCGATCCCAATCGAAGCAAACCAGATCACCGGGTTTGGGACTTGATACGATCGATAGCCCTCTGTATCCCATGCGTGCATCGCTGACGATATAGGGCACATAGGCATAGTACAATCCTTTTGAGAAAGACTTGGTTGGTTGTCCACCGAGTTGATCGCACCATGTGCAGAACATGGCACACCATGGGCCTACCATGTTGTACCAGTCTGTGTATTTGCATAGGTTGGAGTCAGGTGGCGATTCCTTGACACCAATTTCTTTCAACGCCTTTGCCAACCGAGCCTGTGCGGGGGTTTGAGTGGGGGCCGGCGGATCTGGTTCAGGTTCTTTACCACCAAATCTGTCGAATGCAGCATTAATGAATTCTACAGCTCTTGCATCCATAGCTGGTTCACCAGCATGAGGCAATCCTGCTGGAACTCTGATTGAGCGTAGCGTGTTAAACGTTGGCTCACCGATCCAGCCTGTAGCCTGTACATTCTGTTGACGTTGGATACCCTCGATACCTGAGTCTTTTACCTGTCCGCCAGCTTTGCCGTGTGAAAATGCGTTATTGAATTCTTGATCGTATGCTTGCCAGGGCCAGCGTCCAGCTCTACTCACTGTTCGCTTGTATCCTTCGATGTCCGATCCGTCCATCGACGGATTTTTTCCTTGACTTGCGGAGTCAGGTGGGTAACAGGGACGGGGGAATCCTTTGACCGCCACCATCGGGCCACCCGGATAACCTTTCTCATACCAGTTAGTACTCACGCTGTCACCGTCCTAAAGTTTGATGATGTAAGGCATAACGATGTATGCGCCTGAGTCATTAGCCATACCTGCTGCTCCAATCGTTCCATCGATTCCGGGATTAGACGTGGGATTTCCGATTGCTCCGTTGATTGTGGGATTCGTCGTTGGATTACCGACCGAACCAGACTTGACCAGAACAGCATTTCCTGTGTTAACAGTCACGCTACCAGACTTGGTAAGAACAGCAGCAGCGGTCTGAATACCGATACCTGTTCCATTTGCTGCCGTAGTACCACCGATCGCAGCGGAGTTAACACCCAAACTACGGTCTGTATCTGCGGAAGGCTGATCGCCGTTGTAGAATCCATTTAGACCGAGATACGTGGTATCAACGTAGAGTGATCCTGGGCCGTGGGCATGACCGTTATCGTTGATACCATGACTATGACCTGAATCGGCAAAGTTGAGACTGTTGGTTACACCGTGAGCATGGCCTGTATCTGCGAAACTAAAGGTATCCGAGTGAACGTGATTAGGCTCGGTGAGCGTGTGAACGTGAGCATGATTAGGAAGCGTCAACGTGTTGCTATGTGGGTGGCGTGGCCTACGATTGGCAACCGTTGCCATTCCCTCGTTCTTACCAACAGCATTTACATCTACATGACCAGCGGGAGCAAGACCAACGATGTTTCGTCCCTGAATGTCCGGTACGTTGAATGTCGTTGAGTTATCGCCGGAACCGAATGTTGTGCCAATAATCGCGAAGAGATTGGCATAAGTTGTTCTCGAAATTGCCGATCCATCACAGAGTTGCCATCCTGATGGAGCAGCCGAGGTAGGCCACGGCATCATCATTCCAGTAGAGAACGAGGTAGGCGCCGGAAGTACAGCAGCCACTCGTTTATCGGTAATCTTCTGACTATTGATTGACGCTGCTGCCGCAGGAACCCGCACAGCGGCCAACACAACGTTATTCGCTGGGATTACTGGGAATACTGGTTGAGCAGCAGCAGTACCGGGAACGGATGTCTTATTGCCGGCGTTGTCTACACAGATGAGACTGAATCGTGGATTGGATGGATCGGCTGCGGCAATCGTGACATTACCAGCAGTCACGGCAACCTGTGTTCCTGCGACAGCCACAGTACCTCCGGCAACTGCAACTGTCATGTTAGGAGTACCTTGCGCTGTAACCGCGCAACCAGACACAACTCCGTTTCCTGAGAACGCAGCGACAAGGATCGAGAAGTCTACGGAGTCAGGCTGTGCCTGGGATACATCTTCTGCGTTCGCAGCATTCGGAATCGTGAACGGCATCATCCCCTCCTAGATAACAAGCCTTAGTGCGTCCGGTGGAGTACCACGCAGAGCTGAACCTCCACCTATTGTGAAAGCTTTCTGTCCTGAGTAGGTAAAGTAGTTCATCACGAGTCCCGCTGGTTTCTGTGTGAGTAGAGCTGCACGTGCTTTGTTGATATCTACGGTTTCAGAGGCCAGTGTGTAAACCTCGAAATGATATGGACTAGTATCTCTCTCCTTGACCACGATTGTCTGCGAACCAGTCAAAAGAGGTTTAACGGCAGCTTCAAGAGCAGCAACAGTTCCCCGTTTCCAGTTACCAAGACCAATTAGTTGCACTCGTTGATCTGCATCAGATAAACCGGACGTGATCGTGACACCTACAAATTGTCCCAACCAAGGAATTCCCTCAGTCGGGACTCTATCTGGATCTACGAGAATGCTGTATCCTGGTGATCCATCATCTCCATCACTAGCCCAATCTTCTACTTCCTGAAACAGTGGATCAGCAAGTGATCTGAGATAGGTGTCCAGTGATCCATCATCGTCATAGAACATAGGTTGCAACATTGCAACCAAGCTGTCTGCGAATGACTCAGGCATGAGTTATCGTGATAGTTCCGACTGTTGTAAGAGCAGCCGGAGTAGTAAGTGGTACATCGGCTGTGCCGCCGTTCACGGTTAGGCTAATTACTCTGGCAACTCCGGTAACATTGGAAATCATGGTGATGATTTCGTTGTAATAAACTGTGGGAGTTTCAACCCAAGTTGCGTCGTTAACCTGTTGCTGGAAACCCCAGTTCTGAGGATCGAGATAATTGTGAATGGCTCCCGTGATTGCGCTTTCTACAGCGGCATCAGTGTAGCCATCTGCATTATGAACTTGAGTCGTGATGTTGATTGTAGTATAGTGAGGATCAATCACGTTGACGATGAAATTGATTTCTCTATTAGACTGGAGATAGGAATCAATTGCCGTTTTGGCTGCTGCTGAAACTGGTTGGCCTTGACTAGTTATTGCAGCTATGGCCACCATTCTTTCGTTGTTATATGTACTGTCTGCTGGATTGTATCCATCGATGGCAACAGCTCTAGCAACTTCTGTGCTGGCATCCAAAGTCATTGATGCATAATCCGCCGGAAGAATGGGTCTTTGCGAAAGATTCTGCAATTTTCTTGTTAGCCTATCGAGATACACGGCATCAGTCTCGTCATCAATTCCACCAGCAGTCGGAGCCGTGAGCGTGATTGAGTTTACCCAATCCAAGACATCGATCAGATCCACAACTGATCCTGGTGCTCCGAGATTGGAACCGGCCGAACCGGGTGTGACAGCGTTAATCAAAACTTGTCCGTTGCTTGTAGCTGTATTTCCCTGAGGAACAGACACATCATTGGCTACCTGAAATGGAATCGTGTTTCCGAGCGAGTCTGAGATTCCCACAATTGTTCCGGCTGGAATAGTATATCCGTTACCATCGATGAGTGCCCATGTAGTTTGGCCCGTTGCTGAGACAGCATTGATTGGCTGCAAACCCATGAGATTTGCGCCAAACCAACGAAAGATGTCGTCCTGAACATCACCGGCGATACTGCGATTTGATGCCGCCAAAGCAGTAACAGCACGGATGATCCATACTTCGAGATTTCCCTCTTGAGGCGACCAGTTGGGAGCTTGGTTAATGATGTAACTGAATACATCATTAGCCAAGTTTACTGGATCTGTCTCAATAGGGATTCTGATGTAGGTCATAGAGTCACCAAACCTTCTGAATTATCGGTGGTCTGAGCCGTCGAAACATCTGGGGGCTGGCTGATCTGGATTGTGATTCTATCGATGAGTGCGTCATACTGATCCGGTCGCTCGGCCATCACTATGTCAGCTCTGGGTTCTTGTGAAGTAATTACGTCTGTGAAGAGTTGAGCAAGAACAGGCTGTGGCATGAGTTCGACGTGCGGGAATCCGAACGAAAGATTGTCTTGTCTGAATCCAACAGGAGTGCGGACAATAGCTTCCACGCAATTGGCAATTTCTTCAAAAGTATTTTGTTCGACCACAGCAGCACCCTGTTGAAGATAATGACCAACATTTCCTGTGACGTAGTGATGTTCAATTTCAACTTGAGTCATGGCATAATCATACACAGCCACTTCATCGATGTAGCCCTTCCACCAGTAGAGATTATTTTGCGCTCCGACGATGAAATTGCTCGCCATATTTACTGTTCCAGGAGATTTTCCCACAGTAGCACTAGGCACACCGTTCAAATAGATGGTACATAGTCCATTATCGAAAACCCAGACAACATGATACTTTTTATTAGCAGCTATGATTCCACCAATACCTGGACCAAAGTTGCCATTACTTGTAATGAATGAGCTGGTTAAAGCTCCGGTTGAATCGATATATATTTGTTGTCCGTTGTTATACCATACAACTGCAAAATTGCCCGGAAGAGCATCTGGTTGTATCCACGCTTCCACTGTGGCATATGACATGGCATTGCTCAACCACGGTGTAGCAGTTCCCTTACCACTTGTGCCGTCAAAGTGCAATCCTTGGTCTGCGGGATCGTTGATGAGCGAGCCTGATCCAGAAACTCCCCCTGTAAACGTTAGAGGATGATTACGATTGGATGAATCGAGTCCTGGGTTAGCAGACAAAAATCTCCAATATGCTTGTGGATTGGCATCCAAAATCATGTCCTTATAAAGAACAATTCCAGACGGGTTGCTGAATCTAAATGGTATGTCGAAGTGTGGGGCTTGCATGATTTAACCGATGCTTCTCGGTGCAGGCGGTTCAGTAGGCACACCCGCAGGGAATCCGGCGGGTGCAACAGTCATGCTTCCTGCCGTAGCAGAAACCGATACTGTTACGGTATCCAGCTCCGAATCACCGCCGATAGCCGTAAGAATAGCCGCAGCCATATCAGATGCGGTTTTCATGAGTGTCTCGTTCTGATTCGTGTTGATCTGGACATTCACGTTCATCTTAGCCTCCCTTCACTTGGCATGATAACCCTGCCATCTAGTTGATTTGTCGGCTCTTCGATCTTGAACTCATCCGCAAACTTCCTGAGTCCATCAAGGCCGAACACGGCCGTCGGCTCCTGTGCTTGAAGCTCGCGAACAACAACGCCATCGTCGTCCACTTCTTGAATCACAGCAACGACGAGAAACTTGTACGGTCTGTATTCCATGTTCCTCCTTACTGGTCTGCATAGAAGCTGACACCAGTTAGTGAAACCCAGATACTACCAGATGCTATACCACTAGTTACAGTTCCGTCTGTATTGACACGCCACGTTTCGGCTGGTTGAGCACCCGAAAGAGAAGTCGCAGTTTGGAAAATCATATTTATCGTGGGTCGATAACCAACCGGAAGTGTAAATGCTGTCGTGCCTGCGGCAGCATATGTAGTCCACGATGTCAGTCCTCTCAATACGACAAGTCCGCTAGACAACTTCCGATAACTACATGGCCCGTACGGAGCGGAATAATCGGTAATGCCAGCAGCCCACCCGAGTGATGCAATTGATAGCCAAGCACCATCGGGACTAGCCGTTACTCTCACCCATGCCTGGAATGTTCCACCAGCTTGCTGACGCATCCACACTTCTTCTTTGTCATTGCCAGTGAGTAAGTAGGCAACTTGAACGGCATAACCCGCGCCCCAACTAATGACCTGCAAATAAATTTGTGAGTTTATTGTGCTAGGTGGACTATTAGTAACGCTATTGCCGAGATACCATCCTGTCGCTGTTGCTAAGTTCAAGTCTGTGATTTGTCCAGAAACTCCCGCAAGCCGCGCAGGAGAAACTATATCACTTGCTGAGAAAGTGCCATCTGTCTTGAGTGCGCCCGCTGCTGTGCGGTACAGGGTCGTATCGGATGCGGCGTTGCCCGGCCCCCATTGCATCACACCGTTGGCTTGTATGTACCAGTACCAGTTACTACCTCCATCGACGTTGGTTGCTAACGCAACACCGGCAGCAGTTGCCGAAGGTGTAAGTATCAAAGCAGCATTTGCGGTGAACACCCGTGCGCTGTTGCGAGAGAGATATGTATCGAGTGCAGCGTTACCAGGCCCGAAATAGAGAACTGCATCGTTACGAAGGAAAACACGCGGTTGTGTGTCACCAGTTGCGAGTGTTTTAAATCCCCAGCCGGTGAGTGCTCCCTCCGACTGGATAGACCCAATGAAAGAAATCTGGCTCGCCGCCGAGCGCCACATATAGGCGTCCCCAGCGGTAGAGTATCCGATGTAGAGGTAAGCGCCGACGAGAACGTTGGAAGTCGCGTTGAAAGATCCGTCTGTCCTAAGAAGGCCAGCACCATTGCGATATAGATTTGTGTCTATGGTGGTGCCGTCGCTCCATTGAAGATATCCGTCTGTACGTTGCAAGAACCGTGGTTGTGATTCTCCTGAAACTTGTGAATACGAGGCATAGTCAGTCGCGTTGACCTTGTAGTGAAAGATTCCGAGACTAGTCTGTTGATAAGCTGGGTAAATCGTGCCCTGCGTGACGAACGAGCTATTTGTCGTAAGCTGACTGACACCACTACGAAAAAGATTCGTATCTATTCCTGCTGTACCTGGCCCCCAACCCATCGTTCCAATAACGTTCATCTGGAACCGATTATTGGCATCACCAGCATCAGAAGAAAAGGCTGTGTCTCCTGTCGCAGCCCCTCTGAAGATTAGCCAAGAATTAGTGAGCAAACCTTTTGCGAACACACGCTGGATATACGAATCTGTTCCAGCGGTGCCTGGCCCAAACCGGAGGGAACTGTCATTCACTATCTGCGCGCGTGCCCAACCATCTCCACCCTGGATAACAGTGACATCTCCGTTACCACCACTAAGTCCGTCACCCGCCCAGAAACGTCCATGTGTCCATAGCCAGTTTGCCGCATAACGATAGAGACTTGTGTCTACTCCGGTTGCTCCACCCGGCCCCCAGTTAAGAGCGCCGTTACTACCTGCGATGTAAAAGATTGAGTTAGCATCGGTCTTGTTGAGGAACATTGCGAATGTCCCAGCGCCACGCATCCAGAAATTGCCATCAGTCTGTAGCTGATTTGCCGCACCACGGTAGAGATTTGTGTCGGGTGCGGTTGCTCCGCCTGGCCCCCAATCAAACTCACCACTACCAAGAACACGCCAAGCCGGTTGAGCATCAGTGGCGACATACTTGTTAGCAATGATCCGTGTTGCAGCAGCAATAGTTGTATCAGCGGGGAGGATTCCTGATCCAGTTGCACCTGTTGGGCCTTGTGGGCCTGTTGGGCCTATTGGGCCTTGTGGGCCAGTTAGATTTCCTTGAAGTGTCCATGTACTTGTAGCAGTTTTTTGGTAGTAAGCACCAGTCGTTGTGTTGATGTACCAGTCACCCACAACTCCTGTACCAGCGGCGGGAGCAGTAGTTCCTTGATACCAAACAGAACCCGGTGTACCTGCTGGGCCTTGTGGGCCTGTAGCACCAGTATTACCTATTGGCCCTTGTGGGCCTTGCGGGCCTGTACCACCTGCTGCACCAGTTGGGCCTGGTGGGCCAGTTGCACCTGGTGGGCCTTGTGGGCCTGGTGCGCCTGGTACACGAACAACAACCGACGTATCGCGGTTGTTTAGCGGGATGATGCCACCCGAATCTACGAGTGTAACAGTCCAATATCCCCAAGTACCTTGATCTTGAAAGGCGCCAGTAACTGTGTAATGAGCATACTTTGTTGCGTCTGCTTGATCTTGGAGATAAACCGTATCGTCAGGTTGGATTTGTGTCAAAACATTAGTAACATCAGTACCTGCTTTATTCGTCTTGCTGATTTGAATCCGAGTAGCAACTCCCCATGAAGCTGCATTAAGGTTTATATCACCACTGTTTGTTGGTTGTGCTTTAGTTGTCCAGTTCCAGGTTCCTGTAATGATAGCGCCACCACCGCCACCAGAACCGCCATCTGGATTTGCGGGCCACCACATCACCACCCACATCTCGTGATTATCATCTACAACAACGACACATTCGTCGCCACGCTGCGGAACAGTTGAGTCAGTCCTGGTTACCCATTTGCAATCTTCCCATCTAACCGTATCATCCAAATTGGGGATGACAACCGAAATGAGTTCGCTTGAGTCAGTAGGAGCAGTAGCAACCCAGCCGCCCCAAATGCGCTGATAGGGTTGCAGAACGTCTACCTCATCATTCAAGTATGTCATCTAATACCCCACATGGATATGATTCTCGTGCTCACTCATGGTTGTTTCACCGTAATATCCGACAGCGGGCTGAGGAATAGTCAATGAGCGACAAGTAGTATCTGCATGACCTCCAAAACCGCCCGAAATTAGTTGTCTAGGTTTAAGAACAGTAGGAAGTGTATAGCCGTTGATTGTTTGACTGTTGAAGATTCTGTCCACCGTAACAGTGTCCGAACCTGCTGCATCAGTATTGACATAATTGCCATTAAGACGATCAATGTCTACAGCGTGGCCACCCCAATGTCCAGTCATCCCATCATTACTACTGTGATCCGTACACCACGCATATGTGCCTACCTGATATCCAATGGAGATGAGATACAAGACAGCCTGCATCGTTTTCGGATCGAGCCAAACGGGCGTTCCACCTGGATTAAGAATCTGTTGGCCTTTGGCAGTTATCTGAATTTGACTCAAACCTCCGCCATTGTCATCAGTCCACTTCTTGTTTTTATACATCTGAAGCAAAGTCTGAGCAAGCTTGACTCTATCACCCTCAGGGATACCGGGAGCATTCGGAAGGATTTGTCCTGCGCCAGCACCGTAGTTAGGTTGAGCATTAGGCCAACTAGGCGCACCCTCATACTGTTGACCGCCCGGAAGAGGCTCAGGAAGTGCAGGCATGATTTTCGTGCATGTGATTGTGGCGTTCAAATCGAAGAGGCTTCTGTCGTACTGAGACACAATCCATCTTCCATTCCAAGGCCCCATATTTTTCGCAACAATGACTGATCCCGGTGGAACACTCCATCTGCCTACCCTGGCTTGGATTGTCAGAGTAGCTGTCTTTGCGTTGTTGTCGTATGATCCATCGACTTCAGTGATTCCATCTGCAAATTCATTGAGAATCATCATGGGCTGTTGTGAAAGCATGTCATCTTCGCTGAGATAATAGAACGTACCACTTACGAAGAATGCACGCCAATTGACCTCTTTAGCTAGTCTCTGGATACATGACCAACTGTTTTCGGGCTTTCTATATTTTCTGTTTCCGATATCGTAAAAGTCTCCACGCCAGAAGTAGTAATCGCCGCTTGCCGTAGCCGCTGTCTTTTTCTTTTTGGAACCAGTAGTTGTGTTACTACCATTGCCACTTGGTATAGGAGGATCAACAACATTGCTGCCATTTGCAGCTGTTTGATTTGTGTCATTAACTCCACCAGTAATGCCATAATCGCTCACAATTTTATCGGCTTCGTTTTGCCACTGACCATATTTTCCGCGATTAAAAACTGCCGGGCCTTCTACGTGCCAACAAAGATCGTTGAACGAGAGATTCGGATTGTCTCTGTCAATCGGGATGGCTGTATTAAAGTACCAGGTTGCGGCAAATTCGGGATCGGTTCGTTGATCGACAGTCCCTTTGTCATTGAGCATCTGGAATAAACCGGCACTTGTACTATCTTGTGTTCCTGTACTTGAGATGTTGCTTTGAAGATCATTCTCTTGAATGGCACACATGATGGCGCAGACAAAGACCTTACGACGGACGTTCTGAGTCTTGCGAAAATGTTCACCAACAGCGAGAATGATGTTTGCATTCGTTCTCTGATCTTGGGTAATTTTTGATCCCTTAACCGTCAAGCTCGGATCTTTCCACAATGGATTTCCTGGGAGCAGATTAGGATATTGGGAATTGCCCGGAGTTATGTTAACTCCTTTAGTCTTGTTGATGATAGTATCGAATCCAATTAGATCACCAGTATACGATTCCATAGGCTGAACGATCGTTAGTTCTGGGATCACTACAGGAATCGTGAATTCCTTTACTTCTCGAATCAGGTTGAGGATGAACTCGGCGCGCGTCACCTTGCTTCTGCGTGCTTTCTTCCACTTGGAATATGTACGCAAGACAGCAATCTCTCTATCCTCGAAAGTGAGAACTAACTCATCACCGTTCTTGTCCACGCTTCTCAGTCTGAACCACAGGCCATCAAGCTCCACGTCCAGCTTGTTACTAAGCAGACCTGATGTAAGAAGAGTCCTATCGTAGTCATTGACAGTCACGACTAATGCGGTAGAAGCATCAATACTACGCGAGAATGTGGCATCAATGACTCTTTCGACAAGATCAACTCTGACTTGACTAGATAGATACTGAACAAACTTGTTCATGTCAACATCGGTTCCCATGCCTTCGCGCTGCAACGCTTGCGGTGTGAGCTGCGAAAGCTCAAGTAGCCGATTGGCTGCTATTGTCTTTGATGGTGGCATTAGTTCTTACCAATCTGTGGCGGAATCATGATTGTGATTCCTGGCTTGAGAGCCTTACCGTCACGAATGTTGTTAGCTGTTTTAAGAGCAGCCTCTGTGCTGTGGTGACGTGCGGCAATCAAAGCAAGTGTGTCTCCGCGCTTCACGATGTATGGCACACTCATAGGTGGTGGCTTGTTAATTTGAAGCACAGTCTCTGCTACATACTCAAGACAATGGAAGGTAGCGTCTTGTCTGACTCTGTATCCAGAACCGTGGTTGTCTGGTTCCCAATAGACGACATCCCCCCAATCGATTCCTTCCATGACCCATACAGCACCTACGACCGGCAATCCGCCATCGAGATAGAATGTCCACGGAGTTATCAGATCACCGCGAGATTGTTCCATTTGAGTTACTTTCCTGATATCTCGTTCCACGCTTATGGATGGATAACTAGGTGGTTGGACACCGATGTACCCATCGAAAATGACTGGAACATCCATTCTCCATGGATCATCGCCATCCCACTGTACTACTGATCTTCTGCGTGGACGATTGACTTGGTTGTATCTTGCACCGCCGCTGATGATCTTCGGTGATGAAGTACCACGTCTCATCATGATACTCCACCCGTTTGAAGAACGCAGAAGATAAAACTGACTTGAATCGAGTGGCATTATCGCCTGGCCCTGTAGTCTTGATTGGCTCTGGCTACAGCCTGTGCGAGCACTTTTCTATCAACCACGAGCTGCACAACGATCGGCTGTTCGTTACCATTCATTTGGTTAGCAGACCAGCCTATTGGTTGGATCTGAGAATTGGGAGTGATTCGTGTTCCACCAGGAAGCCGTACAAGCTCCGGCCCACGCTCACCAACCAAAGACACTCCACCCGGCACCATTCCACCCATCGCGTGTGAACCATAATAGCCACCAGAGGGTGATGCGTAACTAGCCACGTGCCCGATGAAGTGGCCTATTCTCCCGAAGAAACCACCTACTGCTCTGACAGGAGTTGCGAAAACGTCCCAAAGCTTCTTTGCCCAGTTATAAGCAGATTGAATCCATCCAGAAATAGTTTTCCAATATTTTGCGATAAGAATCACTGGCTGTATCAGGGGGAATAGAAGAGATACAATCAATGCAACGTAGAACCAGTTCTTCCACAGATACTTGGCTGTGTTGTTTACTGCATCGTGGAAAAGCTTCCATCTAAAATAGAGAACGGTTAGCGTGTAAACAATTAGTACCGCCAAACCGATCGGCCAGACTACTGCCCACAGAGTAGCGAATGAGACTTCTAGGCCGGTGATAGCTGGAATCAGACTCTCAGTTATAATCGTCACAAGGGCTCCGATTCCGGCTTTAGCTGCTCTACCAACGATGAAGAATGCTCTCGTAAGTTTGGCTAGGGCACTCTGGTTTGCGCTAACTTTGGTAGCAGTTTCTCCTATTCCTGTTCCAACCCACTTCTCAGCAAACGCCCACTTTTCGAGAGCTTTGATGACAGCTTTGATTCCTGCAACTCCGCCGCCGCCCTCCATAAAAGCCTTCTGAATAGCTTGCCAGATTGTCGTTACTTTAATTGCTCTACCAAGTCCCCATTGAGCAGCAGTATACGCTTCTGTGGCTAGAGTTACTCCTATAGTTACAGACTTTTCAAGAATGAATGCAGCGATCAGAACTCCGATAAGGACACCAAGTATCTTGGCAGCGTAGATATTTGCCCCAAAAATACTGGCAAGATAATCAAATGGAATAAGCAGATATTGGATAGCCTTCGTCAAAACGAAAAACAAACCTACCACAGTTTTTAGAGCATATTCGAACGTGGTAAACAGATTGATGATGATATGGGTTTTCGGCGAAAGCGCAGTATCCATCGCCTGTGCGAGTAGTGCTAGTGTGATGGGCTTACCACCCTTAGTCAATGGAAGCAAGGCTTTATCAACGTCCACCAATCCTCTTCTGACAGCATCGAATGGGCCTTGTTCGGCTTTACCCGCACCCATACCCAACAAGTCTTTGAATGTCGTCCATGCGCCTGAGAGAGTCCTGGTGGCTTGTCTGAAACCAGCGCCCGCGAATCCTTTTGTATTCATGTAAGCATTGAATGCTTTTGTCGCATCCAGAGCTGAGATGATTCCAGCAGATACTTCTTGCTTAATTGTAGCTCCTGATTGATGGTAATAATATTCGAGAGCCTTGGTCATCTGCAAGTTGTCTCGGTTCAACTGGAGAAGGACTTGTCCCGTTAGATGACCAATTGAGTACATGTGCGCGAAAGCTAGAGTAGCCCTATTCAGCGCAGCACTGGTTGTAAATCCCATAGCTGACAAACCGTTGATGACAGATTGCATGAGTTGATTTGTTTGAACGAGGCTACCATTGAAGATGTATAGACGTCTGGCACCCTGAACAATGTCTGGGAATAAGAATGGTGATCTGGCTGCTAAGGCGTAGAGATCATTTACTTCTTTCTTGACAAGCGCGTTATTGTGAATGAATCCCTGGAGTGCAACAGTTGCTGTGTTCGTTACAGAGTCATATTGGAATCCGAGTTTCGCGAGAGCGGCTCCCATTCCGAGTATGCCAAGTGTTCCATAGAACAATCCGCGTCGTGCCATGAACAAACCCTGATTCAGCATGAATGAACGCTTCGTAGCCTTCTCCATAGCCATACCAGAACTATTTACGGCACCGGCGAATCCTCTCGTAACGAGGCCAGATTCTTCCATTTCTGCGCGATATTTTGGCCCACCCAACATGTACAGGCGAACCATAATATCTTGCGATCTTGTTAGGCCGTTCATCCCTTAAACAGTTTCCCTACTTGATTGGCGATTTCCACAGCAAGATTGTTATCGAGCGTCTTGCGAACTCTCGCAAGTTCGTTGGCTAGTTCCACCATCAGGCTTCTCTCAAATGGGTCTGTTGTCATCAGAAAACGTATGGGATCTAAGCCGAGGGCACAAAGCTCAGCAGCGGTCTTTATGCCCTCTTTACTTATTCCCCCACTTGCCAGAATTCGACTTCGAGGTCTGCCTTGGTATTCTGCAACCAGCGACTCAGCCTTTCAGCATGACTCATGATTGCCATATCGTTATCACCAAAGAGACGCTTCACCACTTGTCTGGCTGATCCTTGTGAACCGTTCATGCCCATCATTTCTGCGAGTGTCGAATCGAAATAACACGCGGCACCTGTGCTGTTTGGATCAAGCATGACGGGTTCAGGCACGTCGTCTGGTTGAACATAGAGTCCATCACAGAGAGCGATCATTGTGTCCATCGCGGTGAACAGGTTACGAGAGTAAGTATCCTTAACCTCTCGATTCACTTTACGAGCGATAGCATCAAGCTGTTTGCCGGTTTCAGGCATCGCATACTTTACCTGCAATCCGGTACGCTCATATCCCTTTACAGGGATCATCACCGTTCTGGTTTCAGCAAGTTCTTGTAGCTCTTGCTTGAACGTATCGATTAGCGAAGCATCGGCGCCCTCCCTTTCTAACCCCTGCACAGGGTCGTCGGGAACCGATGTATCAGTAACTTCCTCGTCAGCCATGACTCTCTCCTTCCATGACTATGGGTTTTTAAATCTAGCCCAGTTAAATAAACCTAGAGCCAGAGCAAGAAAGCCTCCGATCATCCACGAAGTTTGATCTTGTGCGTTACCAAAGCTTGAGATGAGAGACATTAGTAAAGCGATGACGAAGCAAACGATCGCGGCGAGGATAAAGAGGTCTTTCATGTTATGACGCTGTGGGAACGCCCTCGACGGTTACTTCGATTTCGATGAGAGCGGCTGCTGTGCCTTCGGAATCCACATCGGGGAACAGAACACGCTTGAGTTTGCCATTCCACGTGACGAGTGGGCCACCCTTGTAAGGATTGCCATCAACATCGAGAGCACGCTGTGTGATTGTCACGGTTTGCTTGCCGACAGCCTCGAACATCTGTTGCAAGCGTGTCTTGTTGGTGCCGATGGGCGACATACCGATGTCACCCACGTCGTACAACTTCTGGAGTGTGAGGTTACCCGGAAGAACACGACCACCGAGACTCAGCCTTGTACCCATCGCACCTGGGTAGTACACGACTTCATCGGAGTCCAGCTCGCCGCCGGTTTTCTTGTCCCACACGCCGAAGCTGTTTCCGCCGATGGTCACGTTTACTGACCAGGTATCCTGTCTCGTACTCTTCTGACGAGTTGCAACGTATGCCATTCAGTTCACCCCCTTTACGTGATAGACTGGGTGACCATCAACTTGACGATGTTGATCGCCACGAACTCGGCCATCGGAGACATCTTGACCATACAAACCGCGTGGAGTTCGTTGTTTGCGAGGGTTGCAAGTGTGTTCACCTTGTCACTGGTATCCACGGCAAACGCTTGATCTGCGGTATCACCGAAAAGCTCACCTGCGGTGTAGTGTCCCAGCAAGTTACCGTAGAGCTGATCGTGGAACTGTTGAATGGTCTGACCATTCTGACCATCGATCTGAGAGAACACGAAGTTCTCACCAATGGAATCGAGTTCGGCAGCAAGATCCATGTAGAATCTGCCGTTACCGAAATCGACCCATGACGGATCACCCACGGCATTGACGAGAGCACGCCAACCGTAGTTACGGATTCCGCCATACAACCTACGGATGATGTTGCAGCTTGAGCTGTTGAGTGTGGTGCGGTTTGCATCATTCCAGTCTGGCTGAGAAAGATCAGTACCGAAACGCGCGACACCATTGTTTCCTGCGGCGGGCTGATTTGCTCCGACAGATGGATCGTTGCGACCGCACAGTCCAGCGATCATTCCACACGGAGGCACGGTACGCACCGTTCCCCCTGTAACACCAGGAACGATGATCCACGGAGCAAACGAAGCACAGAAGCGAGACGTGACTCCCGCTGCGGCAGCTTGCAACGTAGCAACCGTGGGTGAATCAGGAAGATCAAGAAGTCCGACTCGACCAAAGCTTTCCACGTGAGCCTTGATCTGACCGTAACTTGTGGAACTCGTGCGACCCGGAGCACTAACCTGACCAGGGCCGAGCGAAGAACTGAACAACGTGAGTGCGTTTGCCCATTGGGTATCAGTGATGTTGGTACGATCATCGTTACCCGCTGAAAGTGCGACAGGAGCAGCGACGGCAGGATTGTTCACGCTTGTACCGAGTGTGAGTCTGATGTAGTTACTGTATGCGCTCCACGCGATAGCTGAGCTTTGATTGGTGAGATCGCTCGACTGTTCCAACACGTTGTTGCTGGCATCGGTTACCTGGATCTGGAAAGTGCCACCAGCACCACCAGCAACCACGCCAACCTTGTAAAGCGCGCTCCACGCACCCGGCCCGAGAGCAGTAACATTCAAGCTAGGTGCAGCAGCCGCGTCATTCAGTACAAGTGTGCCTGATGCGGCAGCAGGGCCAACCACGCGACCGACGTAGACCCTGTTTCCACCTTCACGGAAGAAAGTCTCGACGGCATCATACAAGATGCTGTATGACTGACGTGCTCCGTAGACAGTCACGAACTGATCGAGTGTCTGGATTAGCATCGCAACACTCGATGGCCCGCGATCCGATGTTCCAGTCACAAACCATGTCCCTGTATCTTGTGGGACAGAAACCGGAGTCGCTACGTCTTGAAGTGTAACTGCAACTCCAGGTCTGCTCGTCATTACTCTTCACCACCCTTCGACGACGACTTAGTAGTGGCAGGAGCAGGTGCGACATCTTCGGGAGCCTCGATAAACACAGACTCCATCTCTTCTGCGATCGAGTCCATCTCGATGAAATCGCCTGGGCCTACTTGAACCCGTGTATCACCGATAGGAATCTCGATAGCATGATTCCCAACGTATCTGTACCTCACAGTTCCTCCTCAGTTGGCGCCAATTCGACATCAATGATTACCTTCTCCACTGTCTTATAAGCAGGAATAGGCTCGACTGTGGGCGTATCAGGCCCGCCATACCTGCTTGCAACGTTATTGATGTCGAATGCAAACTCAAGACTTGCCGCTTTGTACAGTTGGAGTTGATTTGGGATAGGCAGATCGTCGTAAGATTCGTTTAACCACGTCACTCTAGTTACTGAAAGTGACGAATCTCCTATATTCTTTTGGAGAACGATATCCCTCGCAGCGCCACTGTATGCTTTCATAAGCATGTTCGCTTGTGTCTCGTCTTTTGCTGCCGTAGCAACTCCCACCCCAAGTCTCCATGTAGCTCTGTAAGTACCATCACCACTTACTTGTGGGGTAGTAAAAAGTCCGGGCGAAAGAACGACGACCTTGGGAATCTTTTCTCCAATCTCGGCATCGAAACTGTTGCGGTTCGTGTAGTTCTGCGGCTGAGGCAGACTATTGGGACTGATGCCAAGATTACGTGCGGCTTCTGCGAGATATGTTGGGAACCACATGTGCAAGCTATCGATGACAGCTTCCTCAAGCTGCGAAGCTATGAACATATAGCCGATCTGTTGTTCAATAGCTGACGCGCTCATAGGACTGCTTCCGATGACGGCTTATCGAATGGCTTAGTCAGGTATTCGAGTAGCCAGTTGTTCCATTTTGTTTCATCGGAATCGATGAATCTCAAGAATGGCCGAGCAACAATGGTTTTATCTACTCGTCCGTATTGATGGACGAATGCCCACGGCCTATCAGTTCCGAAGTTGAGTCCTTCTTTGTCAAAGTCTAGAATCTGGAATGGTGCTCCGGCTTCTGTTACGCTCGCTTTAAGGGCACCTGTGTCTACGAGAATAGTGTCGTGTCCTTTTCTCTCGATAGTTGATGGAGCCAATCGTTTCCACGAACCTCCACCACGTCTGCCGCCTGACGAGAAGTTGATTCCCGTTATTCGCATCATGTCAAGTGCGATTCGAGCCATAGGTTCCATCATATCGCTAGCCAAGAGGCCACTTTCTTCCATGTGTTTAGCGACAATTTGAGGGCTACCGTAGTCCGTTATCTTAAGAATCAGGGGCATGATCTACAACTGCATACTCAGTGTGAAGGCTCGATCTGTGTCATCGATCGGAAAGAAGTCATTGATTGACATGACTTCGACTGGAGTTACTCCACCAATCGGTTCTCCGTCAGGCCCGATAATCGATATAGATCCCTCGATTACACCTTGTAGGAGAGCCATCGCTTCGTCGTATTTGCGCTGGGCAAACGAATTTTGATCGACAAGCAGGGCTGTGCGGGCACCTTCGTTGAAGTAGACTTGTGCGGCAATCAGCTTAGCTGCGATTTCACGGACAATCTCGGGTGTGGCTTCGGGTGTTATCCACGACGACATCGTAGGTTGATCTACGATCCGAGCCAGATAAGCTCGGACAACTCGCGCTACGCTGATTTGTACGAGGTCTGTGTTGTCCGGCGTAGCCTCGATTACCTCGCCATCCAGGTTTGCGTTGACATCATCGAGAGTCGCCAAAATCTCGTTTACCGGGACGTTCTGGATAGATGTGGTGTCGAAGAAACCATTTTGGTCGTCAAGAAAACGCACCATGTACCAACCATTAACGACAGTACCGTTATTAGTGGAAAACGAGATGGGCAAAGGATCAGATGGATTCGCAGCCAGCGGATCGATTGGTTGCGTATCAATCAAACTCGTCCAAGGCCCGTCCTCATTGTCTGCCTCGTAAATCTCCAACTGACTCCAAGGCACACCGTCGAAGCGAGGAAGCAAGTCATATCCCCTAAACGAAACTACGATTCCCATAACTCACCCCCTCTTTGACATTTGGAAACGCCAACACGGACGCGAAAACAACTTTTCACGCGTCCGCGTTAGCAAGACCGGCTGGGGTTTTATTTGTAACCGTCTAAGTCACTTGAATCGGAGGATCATGTTGCTCGTATGATCCTCGCGTACAGTGTCGCTGAGCCTTGTGTTGAGTTTGGATTACCTTGATTCTGGTCGAGTGTCACGATGAGCGACAAATCGAGCGCTTGAGTTGCTTCGACAGTCATGCCACCCAACGAGAATGAACCGATGTAAAGCAGACCATCTTGTTGTGGAGTCGGATTAACGACAGGTGTTTTCAAAGTAGATGCTTGTGCATTACCGTTAGCTGGGTATACGATCACCATTGGTTGAACACCGTCTACATTATCAGTATCAAATGGCTGATGAGTAATGATGTATGAACTTGAATCTAAGATGTCTCCAACGTTGAGACTGATTCCGGTTGGGATACCACCGTTAATACCAGGAGTGTTGAAATCAAAGTCGAATGAGATTGTCTCGATAGCACTAGCGGATGAGGATTGAGCTTGAGCCACCTTACTTAGTCTCCCTGTACTTCCTCGTGTGACGTTCACTTCGATGAAGTTGAAGCCTTCGTTGTAGTGTCAGCGGTTGCGTCAGGCGGATTTTGCGTGACAGTCGGCTCGGCTGTCGAAGCTTCGCCACCCGACTCTGACATGATCTTCTGGTACTCATCAGGAGACAGCTCACCGCTCTGTACCTGACCAAGCAGACCACGGAAGTAGTCATTGGGTGCGTCGCTCGTGTCTGGGAACTTGGATTCACGGACAACACCATTATCGATCATCTGTTGCCAAGTGCTGTCGTCCACGTTGATCGTGCCCTGATCGACTTCCTCACCCACGTTGACCGTGACATCACCAGTGGTGATGTTAGACCATGCGTAATACTTTGCCATTTCTAACTCACCTCCTTAGAATGCCGTCGGGCTAAACGCCGTCTTAATCAGGTAACCAGCAGACGAAGCCACGACCTTCAGGTCATACTTGAAGTTGGAGCGAACGAGATCAGCCTTGCGAGGCTCTTCACGCCACCGCTCAGTCGGGCGAGTCGTGCCATCCGGGTAAACCTCGGCAAACGTCTTGCCGAAGGTCATCGTGTTCTGACCCGGAACCGGATCGACGATGCCGATCCAAACGTCCTTGCCCCAGAAGGAAGTCATCGCGACTGTGGAATCACGGTTGTTCGCTGCGTTGTAGACGGAATCGAGAAGAAGGATTTGACCCTGGAAACCAGTGAGGATCTGGAATGCGCCAGGAATGCTGAGGTTGAAGTTCTTGAAACGATCGACCACGCGGGGATGATTCTCGATGTATGAGATTCCGAGAGTTGGGATAGCAAGCGTGTTAGGCCAACGCAGCGTGACTGCGTAAATAGCACGCATGGCCTTCAAGATGTCGTTGACTGGATCAGATGTGATTGTCGAGACGATGCCGGGTGTACCATACGTGATGTTGTCCCACTGTGATGCACCTGAAAGTGTGACTGTGTTTCCAGCTGGGTAGTTTGCGACGTTCCTGATGAGTCCAGAAACCTTGAACTCGTGATTGATGAAGATGCTGCGAATTGCCTTGGCAACAGCATCCTGCTCAGGATCGAGTTGCAGAGCACCACCGAACACTGGATCAGCAAGACCACCTTGCGAGTACAACTGCTGACGCTCTTCATCGAAGATCGGGACTTGCAACGAATGCTCGTGAGTCTGGAAGTTGTCCGTAGACCACTTAGCACCAGTAACCTCATGAGCCACCGCTCCCGGCTCGCGACGATCTTCCGAGAGAGTCCAGTCGCTGCGGTCGAACACACGGTACAGACCCGACTGAGTTCTGACTGGTGTTTCCGGCATGATCTGAATCCCGTAGTAGGTTTGGACTTTTGGGAGACTGACCGAAAGATTCGTCAGAACCGGATCGATATAAAGTAGGGAAGGATCGTACATCTAGTTTCACCCCCTTTCTAGGCGAGCATTCCTACGGGCTCGATGAGCAGGCTGATGCGATCACCTGCATTAGTTGATGGATGTCCTACGCACTTACCCACGATGCGCTTGCCAGACGCGGCCACGTAAGCACTCACGCGACCATCGACTTCGAGCGTGACCATGTTGCCCACCGCAATAGGCCCAACTGCAACGGCCTCGGTGACACCATGAACACGACAAGAACAACCCTTGCCTCGTGGAATTTCCGAAGCAAGTAGGCCGAACTGAGAGAACCCTGCGATGACATCAGCGATAGTCGTGACAGCCGTAACCTGCTCAGGTGCGGAATACTTCACCGCATAGAACTGTGTCAACGGTGTCGCGCTATCCATACCGATGTCGAGAAGGAAGTTACCCCATGCCATGTTATGTCACCTCCTTAAGCGGGAGCAGGAACGCGGTATGCGGCCGCGATGTCGGGATAAAGCTCGGCTGTCTTGGCAATAGCATCTTGGTAACTCATGTCAGGATTGTCACGCTGCGTCTCTGCGATTTTCTCGGCAAACAACTTGCGAACGCTAGAAATGCCAGCAGCGTTACTAACGTCCAGGTCTTGCATCTCACGCACGCGAGAACTTCCGTTCTCACCATATGCGACTGTTCCGCCCTGTGTGATGGTCTTGACCACTTCCTCGAAGTCCGCGAGAGTAGCAATACCTTCCGCGAACTTGATGTGAACCTCTGTGATCTTGTCCATCGCGAGAGCACTCAGTCCCACACCCGTAGGCACGAACTTGTCACCTTCCGGCTTGGTGAAGTGTGAGACAGACTCGGAGAACGCGCGAGCACGACCGTTACGGTCACGCTGCATCAGCTCTTGATGTTCCCTCCAATAGCTAGGAAACTTCTCCGCAAACTGCTTCTCTTCCGCAGAAGCGTTGACAGCCCTGCGAAGCTCTGTCATCTCACTGAACAGCGTTGTGACAGTCTCCTTCACCTTGTCAGGCGGGACACTGAGCAGCTCAGCAAGCTCATCATCCAGAGTTGTCTGATCGCCGTTCTCGGTTGCATCAGGTGGCACTTGTGAATCACCTCCTTGACTATTAGTATCCGGGCCAGTAGTCGGAATCTTCACTGATGGATTCGGTAGAGGATCACGACGCCAGCCTTGCTGAATCGCTGGATCATCTGAGCCATCCTCGAAAGTACGCGGAGCAGGAGGACTACCAGTTCCAGGTTCAGCATGTTCCTTCTCTTTGGTTTCACCGGTGATCTCATATCCACGTTCGGTCAGAAGATCGAATGCGATTTGGACTGATTCATCTTCACTCATGCTCTGCGACTTCGCTCCGAGAAGTTTGCGTGCTCTGGCTTGAAGACTGGCTTTGAGTGAGTCACTGACTCCCGACATCTGAGGGATACGTGCTATGGCATTCCTGAGATGAGGAAGATCAATCTTGCCGGAAGAATCCTTGTACGGAAGATGGCGAAGAGTACGTGGTGTGGTTTTACCGCTACTGTCCTTACTTCCGCCGGACTCGACATATAGAAACGCGGAGTCAGGCAGACCATTGACGAATGCGGTACTCCACACAGCAAACTCGCGTTTGGTATCGTCGTCAAGCTCTTGCCATAACGCTTCCGAGAAATTGATCGGCATGGTACGCTTAGCGACTGGCCGGTTCGTAAGGCCACCACCCAGAATGACATCGGGAACCATCTCACCCGAGTCCGTGACGTATTCATCATCCCATTCCAGTGACCAGTACTTCCACTTTCCTTCCTGGATTTCTTTCTTCGCTTCGTCTGTGAATGCTACATTTGCGAAGAGAGACTGTTGCTCAGGATCATCACTAGACGGACGAATCTCGAATCCTCTGTACCAGCCGCTAGCACCCAATCCCTTGGCAGGATCACGTCCATGCTCAAAGTCTGTTGCGATGTCTTGTCCTCGAACTCTGTTTGTGAAGTTTGCGATGAACCGTTCGAGTTTATCGACGGTAACCGGAATCTCCCCATACTGCGGTGTGGTGTAAACACGCGCAGGTAGGGCTTCGATCCAGACTTCACCAGCGTCACCAGTATCAGAACTGGAAACCAACTCTGGTGAGACTTCTGCTACTGCTGTTTCGAGCATCGATCACCACCTACTTGTGCTACTAGGCTGAGCTGGTTGGTTTTGGAACGTTCCCACTACCAGCTCCCTTTGTGATTGCTACGTTACCTTTCTGGCTTTGTCCGTTACCAGGTGTGGTTGGTGGTGGTGGCGCAGTAGTGCTAACCGTAGCGGGCGGTGGGGCACCTGCGCCGCCACCTGTGTAAGTACCCTGTAGCAAGATTTGCTCACGTGTCGGGTATTGGTAGGGTTCAGCGTTGGGATTCTTGTCGGGCATGTCGAACACGCTACGAATCCAGTTCTCAGTCTCAAGATCCATCGAGATGGCATCTTGAGCAACTAGACTCGAAAGTGCCGAACCAATCATCTGAAGGTCTTTGGTTTCACCGATGTTCCTGACTTTCAAAATGGGGAAATTTGTCGTCGGATAGTTCCAAACAACCAGTTCTGGAATCAGATACATGTTCACCACGTCTGCGATGTAATTCGCGATGTACCTGAGAGCCTTCATAAAGATGTCCGCTTGGACACCACCTGTGGCTCGACTACCGGACGATCCTTGCAAACCTAGAGCCATGAACTCAGCCATGACATTCAGGAGAATCATGGTGTTGTGGTGTGCGGCACTTTCGAGCGCATTCACCAGATTACCATGAATCTCCGCAAAATCGACTGTGATATTCGGTGTGGTAATGAAGAATGATTCTTCGTTGGTTCTCAAGTTACGCAGCATAGTCCTCAGTGATTCTTTATCTTCTGCTGTAGCTGCTGGGCCAAGTGCTCCATGTGGAATACCTAGACTGTGCCGTTCTTTTTGGATAGCATCGATCTTGTAGAAGTGTGTTTTGTAGTACCAGTGTGCATATGCTGTCCTAAGCAGCGAACGACCCGTAAGATCGCCTCCACGCCGGCTAAACGTGAAAATCATGATCTTAGCGATATCCAACTGGACTTGTTCCACTGACAAATCAGCTCTGATGGCTTGTTGGGTTATATTCTGTGGGCCACCGTTGTCATCGTATGTAATTAGGCTGAGTGTGCTTGGAGGCCGTACACCAAGCTTCTTAAGCATGGTGTACTGCTTCGTATTACGTGCCTTACCTTTCGGCGTCCATTCCCGAAGTTCGTAAACTTTCTCCAACACGCTATAACCATCTTCAAAGAAGTGCAACACGTCCTCAAGACTGTTAAGAAAAGGTGCCGCCATGCCTTCAAACAGGTTTGCGCAGATGAAATCGCTCACTTCTTGGTTGATTGGTTGGTCATCATAAGGCTCTACATAGAAGTCTGCACCCAAGATTGGAGTCTTTTGCACACGCATCGATACATCAACCGCTGCATCGTTCATCATCTTTGCGTATGTTAGTGTGCGCTGGTATGGTGAAACTAGGTCTGGTACCAGCTCGATGATTCTAATCGGCTGTGACGAACCCGTTTCTTGGTTGAGCGACGGCTGTGCAATACTTGGATCGTTAACTTGACCCGATGTGTAGCTTGTCCCTGTTTGCGCTTTCCGTGGTGGAGTCGCGCCCCCCTTTTCCAACCCCTGCACAGGTGCCGGGGGCGCGTCGGTAGGCGTAGTAGTGTTAGACGCGATGGGCGCGGTACCTGGCTTAGACCGTCTGCGTGGCAAGAGTGGCATTAGAGCCTTATCAACTCATCGAGTGTTATGTTGTTGTGCAACGTGAAGAAATCCTCACTCTCACTACCCTTGTAATTGGCACCGTAAACATCGCTAAGGTGCATCCCTGCACCATTTACGAAGTACGGGCCAATGAAGTAGCGGAGCGCATCCACCGCATGATCGTCAACCTTATGTTGAATATTGCCGTCCGCAGTCAATTCTTGCAGGTCGGATCTACGCGCCACTCGTCCTTGTTCCTTAACATGAAGCTTTGGCATCTGCCTAATCAAATTAGTGCAACTAGGATTGACGAGCAGCTTGGCTGGCATCGACTTGAGCATACGCTTCATTTGCTCGATCGCCAGTTTCCATCGCACGTCCTCCTGCGCTACGTAACCGATCGTGAGTGCGAGAGTTGATGCCTCATCTGCACCACGCGGATCGCCCCACATGCCATCAACATGATAGCCATCTGGATTTTCGCGATCACGCAGGTAGATGCCGTGTTCGTGTGTACTCAAGCCAGACTTATAGTATTCCCGCCACACGTAGACAAAGGGGTTGTTGACATCTGCGGGATCGGGTATGACTTGTACGTCAAGGCATACGAAAGGATTAACAAATCCGTAGTCAAATGCAAGGAAGTTTGGGTACTGCGGCTCGAAGGGATGATGGACAATGTGGACATTATCCTCCCACTCCTCGAAGATGGTGCCAGTCATCGTTGTGAACTTGGCACCATATTCCTGGTCGAACCATCTCTTGCTCGCCACACGCTTTACACGTTGAATCTCAGGGTCGTTGTACCCGCCAGGAAAACGTACCGTATTCTCCCACGTGGGGAAGTTCCACGACTGGTACAGTGTCTTACCGCCAGGAGTCAAATTGCTGAGATTAGCATCCTGGCCCAGCATGTACATGCCGTGATACCAGTTGTATCCCTGCGGCGTACTTGGGAAGTCACATGAGCCGCGCAGGTCGCTCAGCGCCGGCTCTACAAACTGTTCCCATGTAGCTCTGTTGTGCCTCGCCGCCTCGCTCATACATGCGTGACTGAGCGCTTCTCCAAGCAAGGCATCAGGCTTATCAGCAGACACCACTTCAATGTGGGCATTCCAGGGTGTGATGATGTACATGTCACCCTGGTGAGCTGAGTAGCCCTTCTTGCAATACTTGAGGATTCCAAGTTTCTGGAAGTCCTGCCAAACAACGCGGAACTCTTTCTCACCTAGCTTGTACGTTGGCCCGATGATCCAGTTCCACGTATCTGTCTTAAATGCTTTGAGTCCCATGCGATGGCCCGCCGGCAATGATTTGCCATATCGCCTACCGCAGCATGGGATGCTGAACCTAGCCTTAGAGAACAGGTATTCATTCTGACCTGGTGAGTGAGGCGCGAACCCGATCTTGGAGTAATACTGATCCGCTGGAATACCAGGTTCCAGATTCGGGTCTGGCCTCCCTACGTTAGTTGTTAAGGACATAATCAGAGCGAGGAAAGTTCAGACGTGCATACTCCCCAAAGCATTCTATTGCTGCTCTGTCATATGCTCTAGCGGCATCTTCCTCATTGTCATAGCGACCAAGAAAAATCTTTTTGTAATCTTTCTTAATTTCCGCTTGCCATTTGTTCTTGGTTTTTTGCCAGCATACACCCTTGAATCTCGATGTACGCCGGCCCGCTATCTTTCTTTTGTTGGCATTGTTAAGTGTTCTGGTTGCAGCTCTGACATTTTCATTCTGCATGTTGAGAGGATCGAGGTCCTTGTGATCCCATTCTCCACCATTCGGAGCCCTGCCAAACAAGAACACATGCATCTCCATCACGCCATTGGTTGGATAGCCAGTGCGATTGAGATACCAGTTTGATCTCATAGCCAAATCGTACTTGTCATCGCTGACAAGCACAACTTTATCTGAATTATTAAGAGGTACTGTTTTCATTTTTAAATTGTTGGAGTTCCTCATGGGTGTAAGTATTACCGGACTGCTTATCGGGTGCAGGCTCGGGTGTGGTTTCAAACAAGCCATTAATCAGATCGCGGATGGGATCGCCCTCGAAACGTCCTTCCTCGAAGGCTTCCTTGAGTACTGTGGTTGAGGCTCGCAATCTGATCGATTCACTATCGCTGTTCTGAGCAAGCCACACAATCTGGAGTGCAGCTTCCTCAGCATGTGTACGGAACAAATCTCGTGCGGCTTTCTCCACGTCCTGCGGTCGCCGCTTTTCCTCAGCTTCCTTGGCTTGTGCCTCAGCGAACTCTTCCCTGAGAGCTGCGGCGTACTCCTTAAGTGCGCTTTGCGCCATTTCCTCGGTAAGGCTGTCATCTGGGCTAACGGGGGTTTGCGGCGTGGGTGGGGTTTCTGCATCTGGATCGGGTACGTGAGTATGTGGCTCGTCGGCCATGCGTGGAAGTATAGCAACGTTACTCGGTGGCACGGCTGGACACAGGGATATCGCAGGAATGAGGTCAGATTATATAATCTGATGTAGGCTCGTTTTGGTGATTCGGTACACCCAAGACGATAGCGCATCATGTATAAAAAAATGGCTGAAAACAATGCTTTTCGTTTTCAGCCATTTTACATTGGTGAGTGACTCATTTCTGAGTCACTCACCATTCCAGTGTCCTAGTTCACATCGCCCACGTAGCCCACTACTGCGGCCATGCGCGCGACGTCCGGTGTTGCGAGTGCGGCTAGCCTTGCCTCGCTCACCTTGCTCACTGTGCTCACCTTGCTCACGTGAGTAGCCTCGCTCGTGTCCTCCACGGGCGCATCGTTGCGCGTCACGTAGTCACTCACGCGCCACAGTGTGCGCGTGTACTGCCTCGCTCCGTACCTCGTGCCAGCGCTCACGCGCGGCGTGTAGACCGTGAGGCTTGCCAGTGTCGGAGTCTTTCTCACGAGCGCGATTACACGCGCGTAGTCCTCGTGCGTAGCGTCCGGGTGAGTGCCAGTTCCCACTACGTTTAGCGGCGCGAGTAGGTCTACAGGGCCGTGTGCGTCGCGCACGCTGACCCGCTCGTTTAGACCCTTCACTCCACGGATTCCAGTAGCCCCGCGCGGTGAGACACGAGCCTCACGCGCGTTGACCATGCCGCGCCACGGCGCGGGATCGTAGCCCTCACGCGGTGAGTCTGACGTGAGTACCGCTCCCGATTCCATCGCGCGTGCCATAGCAGCGGCTACGCGCCTGCCTCGCGGCGTCAGTCCTTCCACGCGGTCTAGTTCCGCCACGCGCTCACGTGACGCTACATCACGCACGATTGCCACGAGATACCGCGCGTCACGGTTCAGTAGTGAGCGCGTCACGTTGTACGTGTGTGCCTCACGCGCGAGTGTGTCGGGACGATTGAGTAGCGCGTCAGTAGCGGCGCTCACGTGCTCCCCCCAGTAGCCCTGTAGACCAGACTTGCGCGTGAGCATGCCGCACGTGTGATTCCAGCGTGCCGCGTGCCTTGCCTCACTCACGCGGCGCGCCTCACTCGCGAGTGTGTCTACGCTCACGTGTGCCGCGTAGCTCACGTCCGGCCGTGTGTCAGTGTGATTCGCCGCGAGGCATGCCGCGTGCGCCTCGTTGTACTCGCGCGCCATCCGTGCCGTGTACCGCTTGGCTAGTGCCAATCGTGCCGCATGATGCGCCATTGCGCGTTGCCGTAGCGCCGCTACGTTCCGCGCGATTTCCTCTCTCGTGTACGTGTTCATGGGTGAGTCCTTTCGGGTGAGTGTGACGCGCGCCTCATGCGCGCACCCCCAGAGTAGCAGCGGCGCGCGGTTGCACGTGTCCCTACCCCTAGAGTACGCATAGCTTGGCTGAAATGTTAGGACTGTCCTTACATCTCAGCTTGGCTGGCTGGCACCGTGTCTCTCGTGAGGCACGGTGCCTCACACGGCACACGGCACACGTGAGGCACACGACACGTTTAGGTGTCGTGTCACACTTGTGTGTCACGACTCAGATATGGGTCGTGTCACTTTTCTGTGACATGACCCAGATATGGGTCGTGTGACTTATCTGTCACCACACACTTTCCTTACATTTCAGGAAAGTGGTGGCTACAGTGTGAGAGATGGCGCAAGTCAGCAAGTCAGCAAATTCGCAAGTCAGCAAGTGTACAAATTCGCAATTTGCTAACTTTTCAGATCGCGCGCCTGCTTTAATAAAAACAGCACAGGACGGGGGAATCAAGTGAAAGGCGTGAGCAACCTAGAGTTGCTTGCCTCATTTGGTAACTCTCGCAAGTCAAGTGGAAACGGACTGTTCCGAATCACTGAGGAAGATGGAACAGTCACCTTCCAACGTGGCGCCGCGAGTAGTTCGCAGATAGGCAAGTTTGAAGGAAAGTCGGGTGGCATGGTTCGCTCGGCTAAGGGTGCTACCCGTCGTAAGTTGGACGGCCGGCGTTACTACGTTCCCGGTGCAGACTCACCCTACCCGCTAGTCGCGTACAAAGCGGCTACGGTGGTTAAGTAGGAAACGGTAATAGGCCGGATAAAGGGTTACTCAGTACCTTGTGTCGCCAGACACGAACGTGTGTTTTCTGAAAACTCTGAGTACTCTGGCGGGAACCGCCTCAGAAGTTACTATAACCTACTACTTAACTCTTACTAACCATGTATTCCAGAACGGAATAGTTAGTTGAGTTAATAATCTTCTGCGAAAACTATTGAATCCTGCAACGGTTGGATAGAGGGCGAACATATGTTCTCTTGACTTTCCCACGGCGCGCTGATAGGATGGTTTACAACTTCCGAACTTTTCAGCCAAATCGTGGGTATCCTACAAGTGTGGGGCAGATGGGAGCTGCGTAAGTCACGTGGGGAAGGGTGAGCCTCACGTGACTCACGGAGCTTGACTCACAAACTCCACTCAACATAAACACAACGCAAGAAAGGAACAAAGCAAATGGGTCTGTCGAATGACAAGATCCTTGCGCTTTACTCCGATCGCCGCCAGAAGGGTATCTACGGTGCCCGGCTTGGTGAGGCAATCGAGTCCGACGAGGCTGCTTTCAATCCTCGTGAGGCTTGGCCGCTTGACTTCAGTAAGAAGTCTGCGACGACTCTGTATCAGGGGTTTCGCAACGCGGCTGACAAGCTGGACAAGGGTATCGCGGAGGACATCGATGTCATCCAGCGTGATGGCGAGGTCTACGTGTGCTTCAAGTCTCGCATCGCTCTCATCCTCAACGAGTCCACCCAGGTGGACGAGGACGAGTCCGACGACAACTCCAACTCCGGTGACGAGCCGGAGTTGGAGGTCGAGTCCGGCGAGCCTGCTCTGGTCGCCTAGCAAGTCACAGCTAGCTACGGTGTCACAACCTAGCTAGCTATTGTACTAAAGTGTGCTGTCAAGGCAAGTTAGACAGCGGGGAAATCTCACGTCCCGGCAACAGAATAGTGAGTGACAGGTGCCGATAACCTGGATGAAAACGGTGTTGCGTAGGCAACTAATGACAACCCCGTAACCTACGATGCGGGGTTAACACAAGTTTGTTAAACCACAACGGGAAAGGAACCAAGTTGTCCTCGGTTGAAACCAACGCGCCTGCTACTGAGCAGGACGAGTTTCTGGCGAGGGTCAAGAAGGAAAGGGTCAAGTACGATACTCTCGTGGCTTGGCACCTTACCGCGCATGTCGATGCCAAGCTGAGTCTGCCTTGGAGCGGTGACAACACGTACATCAGTTGTTCCGTGAACAAGGTGGATGACACTGGTAACGAGCTTTACGGTGAAGTGGACGAGGCTAAGACAGTCGAGTACCTCGCTCGCGTCATCAAGTACGCTCGTCGCAGGAAGTTCAACGTGGAGAAGGACTACTCCGGTGACCAGTTCACCGTGAAAGTCAAGGTTCCCATGAACGGCTTGCGTGTCGATGCTGACCCGAACCAGTACGGCAACTATGTCATCGTGAACTACTACGCTGACAGGAATGCCGTGTGTACTGCGAAGGTCGTGGGACAGAAGGTTGTCCCGGCTCACACGACTCCTGAGCGTGTCGAAGATGTCGTGGAGTGGGAGTGTGCTAAGCTCTCATTCCTCGGCGTGGACACCGAGGAGTAACAAGTTACAACTAGCCCAAGTAGGGCTAGTGAAGTATAGCGGAAACAAAAAATGAGGTGGGGCCAATTGAGCGTCCATCCAAGGTTGCTGCTATACTTCACTAACCCTACTAGCTAAGGCGGTGATTAAGATGCTCGTTTGCAAGGTGCATGGCAAGATCGCTCTCAAGGAAGTGGTGATCGTCATCACCAAGCCGATCATCTGCCCCCTCTGCCTGTGCGGGGTTTGATTCAAGAGGGCCGCTCAAGTAACAAGCAAACCTTAGCAAGTAGGTTTGCTAGGCCATAGCGGATGAGAGAAACTAGAGGTAGTCTAGCGGCTAGCGTCTAGTGTAATCCGTGCGCTATAAAGACCGTTTTGGACAGTATAAAACAGAGCGGTTTTAAGTTGAAGCTAAGTCGCATGGCGCGACTAATGCGGACGGTAGCTCCGTCTTAGACTTAAGACTCAACTGTTGACTGTATCCTATATTCGGCTGCGTAAGCTATGGCCCAGCAAGCCTATTAAGGGCTAATCCACTCAGCTAAAGGGGGTGAGTTAATTGACTAGCGGAGATATCGCTAAGTGGCATTTCCAGCGTCTCTGGCATGGTCGTAATGACGAGCAAGTGATTGTGTTCGCTAACGGTCACGTCTACGGCAAGTCCGAGCGTCGCAAGTCTGTCAAGCAACTCATCGTCCAAATGAGGCAAGGAAAGTAGGTGACGACATGGGCGCAGCGGTAAGATACAGGCCGTGTCCTAAGCATCCTAATCACAAAAGATTCGGTAACAGGATTGCTCAGACTCTCACGGCGAGCAAGCCTCATCATCCGATCATCAAGCCCAACGCATGGATCTGTCACGGGTGCAGCGGGTACCATAACTAACCGACAAGAACGGGAGCGTATAACAAGTGGCTAATCAGCTAGGTGCTGAGAGGCTTGAAAGGCTCATCAATCAGTGTCGCGAGAAGTGTGAGACACTTGGTCCCGATGAGCTTAACAAGCTCGATCAGGCCATGGCTGTTGAGTTTGACGAGCACTTCAAGTTTCAGCAGACTCAAGCTGAGGCTCACGTCATGGAGTTGCTCTCAAGTGACGCAGCTAACATCGTGTACCAAGCCCTCGGTGAGGTTGGCTCCAGTAGCAATGGTGGCTGGGCCAAGAATACCGACACGGCTACCAAGGTCATCGTGACTCAACTCATGGCGGAGCTTCTCAAGATGAAGCTCAAGTCACGTGGCGTAGCCGTCTAGGCTAGTAACAAGTTGCGGGAAGTGTGACGTGTTGGATAGTAGCGGGTGTCACACAAGTTGGTACGGGGTTAAGCCAACACCTGTAGTTGAATGAGACACACCCTAGTAACATGCCGAAAGGCAAAGGTAAGGGTTCGATTCCCAAACTAGTGCTAGGTTGGTAGCTACTGATGCCCTGTTGCATAGCACAAACCACGGGTTGGAGATTGTTGCAACAATCTTCCCAATTGTGGGACAAATGCTCTGGGTGTGTCTCATTGAACTACAAGCCCGAGGTTGTTGCGACGGGTGCAACGTGTAAGAGTCTAGTCAACCGCCTATGCACAGTTTGACTGACTGTGAAGCCAGAAGCTTTAGTTGGCTGGCAAGCCGGAGTCACGTGAAATTACCGGAAGGGTAACCGTTGCACCATTCGGAACAACTAAGGGGGTGATATAACCCAGTGAAGAACATGGGAAGCAAGTTCGAGTACAAGTGGTTTGAAACCTGCGTCGAATGGGTCGGAGACAACGAAGATCCAGACGAGTGGGACAATTTCGATGACCAAGAGTGGGTTCCCGAGGATAGTATTCGTGCCGTCCTCAACGAGCTTGGTAAAGAGCCGTGGGATAGCATCGATGTCCGCACGGATGAAGTGATCTGCTATCCCGCAGACAGTCATCAAGACTTCCGAACGGGAGTCCACACGAGTAACCAACTCATCATAAGGGTCAAGTACCCTCGGTGGGTTGATCGGCTCATGTCCTGTCACTACAACCACAAGCACTAACGTGAAAGTTTCAGTGTCGTTGGATAACGAGACTGCACAACTTCTGTTGGCTATCAAGGCCGATCAGAAGCGGATGATATCGCATATCGTCCAAGATGCACTAAGACTCTACGCGGATCAGATGGGCTACGAGCTTATCCCCGCAAGAGTGGTCAAACACGACAAAGCAAGTCAGTAGTAAGTCAACAACAAAACGGGAGAACAAGCACATGGCTGGTGTCGTTCTCTTTCTGCTCGTGTATCTCGGTGGCCTGATCTGGGCTACTGTGATTGCCGTGCAGAAAGGCAAGGGCACGATGGCTGTTTGTGGGTGGTTGCTTTTCACGCCTCTGATCGTGATTGCGGCTTGCCGTATCGCGAAGCCTAACTCAAGTTGGGCGCGTGAGAAGTACCAGTACGATCCCATAAAGGCCAACGTGTCTCAGATGCGTTTCCCCAAGGAAGCGTACATGCTCAAGCAGCTCACTGAAACTGCGTAGTTGAGCGGCTAGCCAAGGTTACATACTTGGCTAGCTAACTGAACTACCTAGTAACAAGAAAGGCAGGTTGCATGGCTAGTGAACCGCAAGTGAACTACATGCTTAACCTAGCCGGCAAGAAGGACTTGACGAAGGTGTCTCCTGTAACCATTGCAAGGCTGAATTCTCTACAGGCTCTCGAATCTCTGAATAACACAGAGGTTAACGTGATCCTTGATGAGTTGAAAGCTCAGCCCTGGTTGCCCAAAAAGCCCGCACAGGGTTCGACATCAACGGCAAGTCCTACTCAAACGGCTCCTGCAACTCAGCCGGTTCAAGAGGATGAGCATGTTCCACTCAACATGAGTGGAAGGTACTTCATCACTGATCCGACTGATGGAGTGGAGAAGTTTGTGATCGTGTCGGTTAGCGTCCAAGCAAGTGACTTCCTGTATCCGGTGAAAGAGCCGGTTCACAGGAACACGATACTGCAAACCATTGCAAAGAACCCGGTGACTTCCATGAACGAGTATGGAATGAAGCTCGGTATCTGTGGTGTCTGTGGTCGCACGCTAACTCGGCGTGACTCAAGGCTCAGGGGTATGGGGCCAATCTGTGCAGCCAGGTTTGGTAGTGTGGCTACACCGGAGCAAGTTGACATGCTTAGGGAGCTTGGGCTTATCAAGCCTGAATCACACGACAGCCCGTTTTCAGAGCTTGGCCCTCATGGTGAGGATCTAAGTTCTGACGAGTACGACGCAAGCGACCTCGAAACTGAGTAAAGGCCATGACTGGCACACTGGATAAGCTCGTGTTCACCATGAGTCTGGCTAACAAGCTCATGCGTGAACACGGGCTGGACGAAAGGGGTTGGCGTTTCGATATCGATAGCGCGAAGAAGCGACTCGGTAGCTGTAATCACACGGATAAAGTGATTACCTACAGCAAGCACTTCCTCGATGAGACAGATGAAATAATCGAGGATACCATCTTGCACGAGATAGCTCACGCGCTTGTTGGTGGTGGTCATGGTCACGATAACGTGTGGAGACACATGGCTATGACTGTTGGTGCTGATCCAACAAGACTCACCGAAACCATCAGTAAGCCTAAGCCCAACTTTCTCATCAAGTGTGAGAATCCAAGCTGTTCACGCAAACCACAGTGGACAAGGCTACGGCTCAAGAAGGACTTTCACGCAAGAGCCATCTGTCCCTACTGCGGTGGAAGGCTCACGTACTACAAGTATCGCAGGTATGGAGGGTGAGTCAAGCCTAGAGCTTGAGTCAGAAACCGAGCTTAACTTGCTCTTGACAAGTGGCCTGATTTGTGCTACAATGATGGTACGAAGGCGTGATCGAACACACGTTCGCCTGCAACGCCATCTGAACCAGCAAACGGGAGCAATACGTGAAGAAACGACTAACCATAGTTGTGGTTAGCATTCTTCTTCTAGTTGCATTGGCTATCTTCCCCGGTTTGGTATTAGGAATCGGGTTAGCTGTGCTTGTCGTTGCAACCGTTCTCTACGTCGGTTATCTTGGCAAGCAAGATGCCGGGCCGTATGAAAACACCGATTACGTTTGGCTGTACAAGTCAGACGCGGCTGAGAACGAAGATGGAGAGTGGAACTAATCAACCAAACGGGAGAAACATCGAATGACACTGATGGTGGTTGTTACCAATCCATGTGTCGTGTGTGGCAAGGCTTCGGAGGTCACGGTGGAATCCGCGAACTACGAGGCTTGGCGTCGTGGCATGAAGATCCAGGAAGCATTTGCTTTGCTATCTCCTGATGAGCGTGAGTTGCTTATCTCAGGTACGCATCCCAAGTGCTGGGATATCCTGTTTGGTGAGGAAGAGTAGCAATGATTCTCGTCTCTTATTCACTTGACGTGAGTAAGGATGGTTTCGTTCTCATCAAGGTCACAGGACGTAGCAGGGATATGGTGTACTACAAGGGCAAGACGAGAGTACAGGTTACTCGTGACGTGTTGTTTCTGTTGCGAGTGACTGATGTTCCTGTCAACAAGGACAGACTCCAAAGCGAACTAGACCAGCTCATCTGGAACAAGGTTCCTAAGCGTGACTGGTACTAACCAACCACGAAAGGAGAACATGCTCACACATCAAGATTGTGTGAACGAGTTGGAAGCTCAGCTAAGCGATTGGGACGCTGAGAACGGTGACACACCGCTTGTCGAGTTTGTCTTGGACGACGTGGAAACCAAGACAGAGCTGGTGCTCACCGATGTCCGGTTCGATGATGGAGTCATCAAGTGCATGATGGCTCGGTTCTGAATCGGTAGTAGAACGGAGCACTCACTAATCAAGTGAGTGCTCTACTGTACTACCGGAAAGGAAAAACAACATGCGCGAAAGGGATATTAACAGAAAGCTTTTCCACGCGGGCCATTATGAGATTATAGCGGCTCGCTTTCGTGAGGCTTTCGAGCCTTTCGTGATGGGTAACAATGTCAATGGTGAGAACAGTCGTGAACTTACGGCTCT